GTACCAAGACTTGGAAAACCCGCCGCATCCAGCTCCCCGGCAGCGATTCTCCCAACCTTGATGGCAAACTCGGCATCCCCCTCATCACGCAGGCTGACATTGATCGTGACGTCGCGTTCTACGGCACTGACTCCATCTGGGTGACGATGATGGATGAAGGCAAGATGCCTCGCGGTCAGGGCAGCCGACGCGTACTGACCCGTAACATGGCGGTGAAGAACAAGGCGATGGAGGAACCGATCTGGCGCAATTCCAACCGTACCCGTATTGCCTGCTTGGATGCCGCGTACAAGGGCGTGGGCGGTGACCGGTGTGTGTACGCCGAGCTGGAGTTTGGGGACGAGATTGAGTCAACCGCGGTTGACTCGGGAGAGGTGGAAGTGCTGCTTAACCAGGCTGTGCCGAAGAGCCCGATCCGTCCCATCCTGCACCTGGTACGGACCGACATCGTGCCTATCCAAGCGAACAACAAAGATGAAGCGGAGGAGCAAATCGTCGCCTTTGTGCAGGCCCGATGCGCTGAGTCCGGCATCCCGCCTGAGAAATTCTTCTACGACTCTGGTATGCGGACAGGCCTCGTGTCCTGCTTTGGCCGGATGGGTTGGGCCTTTGCCAACTCCATTGACTGCGGAGGGCCCGCGTCTGAGAAGCAGGTGAGTGAACAGATTGTGATGCCGTGCAAGGAGTATTACTTCAACTACGTGACGGAGATGTGGTACTCGGTGCGCAACGTGGTGGAGTCAGGCCAGTTTCGAGGCATGACGGAAGATGTGCTGATGGAGTTCTGCCAACGGGAATGGGGCATGGCCGGCAAGAACAAGATTCAGGTTGAGCCCAAGGCGGATATGAAGCTGAAGATCGGCCGCTCACCAGACTTGGCTGACACGGTGGCCATCGGCACTGAGGGGGCTCGACGACTCGGCTTTGTCATCAAGAATCTTGGCAAGCAGGTGGAGCTGCCTCCACGCGAGGACTGGCTCAAAGGCGCGCGCAGCAAGATGCGTGAGGCTCGCAAGAGTCACGAGCTGAACTACAGCTGATTTTACCACCGTCCGTATTTCGTCAGGAAGTAGTTCTCGAAGTTGGTCACCTGAAGCGAGGTCAGGTTTGATTGGCACACCACGATCTCCGCGATGTAATTGTCCGAGATGCTGGCGGTGTTATTGAAGTCTGCTGCCACACGAAACCCAGTGATGGAAGCGTTTCCGGGATTGCCCGTCACCGCTTGAACACCGTTCGTTCGAATCACGGAACTGGCTCCGTTAGCACCGAAGGTGAAGAGTCTCCAGCTCACTTGATCTCCCGGTGTGAAATGAATGTTGGAGGCCCCCGTGCAATATAGCTGGCAGATGTTCTTCGAAGTCTCAGAGCAGAAGCAGGCGATGCGTGTGCTCGAACCGGGTGCATCCACTTGGGCGTTATCTCCTCCGCGTCCGTAGAACATGATAAACACCCACATCGGCTGGGGAATGGAGCTGAGGGTTGGGCTGTCGAGCCAAGTTGTGCCGGGCAGCACATTGATGCAGGGGATGTTGTTTGGTGCCGAGGATGGACCGCGATAGAACAGCTGTGCATCCGTGGCGCCGTTGGTCACCCCGAGCGTAAAACCGGAAATATCCTTCCACCCACGGATCTTGGCTCCATCAAAGGCGGGGATGGTGAGAAACTCGTCGTAGTAAACTCCGGTGCTCGCGTCGAGCCAGAGTTTTACGCCACCGATATTCGTAGGACAAAAACTTGCGGTGGTGTTGGACGTGCATAGCGTGGCGCTGATGAACGCATTGCAGGTAATGTTCGAGTCGCCCAGTCCAAAGCATTGGAAGTTGAGTCGAGCTCCATACCCGGTGGGGATGGCGGAAATCTTGTAAGGGGAGGTCTGCCAGTTGGTGGCTGAGCTGCTGAAAAACACCTTCCTCAACAGTGGGGATGGCGGCACATACACAGTGGCCACCCGGCTCGTGCTGCTCAAGGAGAGGTTGGTGGAATAGTTGAAAACGATGTCTCCAGTGGCCTGAATGGTTTGGGCCGGCCAGTTGAAGTCCAGGGCGAAATTGGTGCCATTGGAATAAGACACCAGATTCGTCATCGCTATCTCGATGGAATTGGTGAAGCCGCCCACTCCCGGAATGTCAGCGGCCACAAGCGAACGAAAGGTGGGCGCCCCAGCTCCACCAGAAGCTGGCCCCGCAAAGACGACATTGGCAGACTGGCTATTCAAGGAGAAGGAAAGCGCTGGCGTTGTTGTGGGGTTGGCGACCGACGTGGTGAATAAAGGCGAAAGGTCACCCGACGAGAAGCTGGTGACGGTGCCGCTGCTTCCAGGAAGGTCGGAGGCGTCGATTGCGCGGAAGGTTGGGTTACCCGCACCACCAATGGGTGACGCGTAAAAAAGATGGGGCAACTGTGGAACTGCGGTGAAAGATACGTGCGGCCAAGACGTCGGAGTCGTCACGCTGGATACGAACAGGGGATTGAAGTCTCCGATAGTGAAGTTGGTCAACCCACTGCCGCCTCCTGTGATGCCAAGATATGCTCGGTCTGTTGCCGCATCTGGCTGCCTCAAAAATCCCTGATTGAAATAGGACGTTTGGCAAAACGCTGGCACAGCGATAAGCCATGCCAGCGCGAAAAGGAAACGGCGAACCAGAAGGTTCATTGATCGGCGGCCGCAGCCAGCAGCGCTTTACCTTGGTCGCTGTTCGGGTCGATACCCGCTTTTTGCAACGCCGAGGCCATCACGTCCTGCGCCTTGTTCCCACCCTTCGCCTTGATGGCCGCCCACTCGTCGGATGTCACGGTGCCTTTCTTTTCGAGCGTGGTAATCAATTCGTCAATGAGGGTGAGGGCTTCCGGGCCGAACTCTTCAATCAGTGCAAGGACAGCAGTTGTCATGGGCTTTTAAGTTTGGAGGTTATCTGGTCGGCAGCGGGTTTATAGAACTGGCCGATGACTGCCGCTACATCGGACGCCTCCTGGATAACGTTCGCAGGAGCCAAAGCGTTGGTGTTGTTTTGCGCGAGATCCACGGCCGTCACGTACACCTTCTGGAACTTGTTGTACGCGCCCGCCACGGTGGGGATGCCGTTGGTGGAGGCCTGACCCTTCGCGGTCGCCACGAAATAGCTTTCCACCCCGGACTGCACCACGTCATGCGTGGCGGAGAGGGTGTTGGCAGCAGTGCGCTGCGCGGTAGTGTTACAGCCGGCATTGATGCCAGCGACACCAAGAGCAACCAGCATCAGGAGGAGTGGAACGATGGCGGGATGTGTGAGATTGTAAGCGAGCTTTTTCATGGCTGATTATCTGGTTTGGTTGTTGGCTGATTTTGTTTCAACTGGGTGGTGTCGCCACTATCGATGGCATCAGGAATCTTCGCAAGCTGATTCTGGAGATCCTTCACCTGCGCGGCGTCGGCGGCAAAGAGGGCGGTGATGCCTTTGCCGATGGCGACCATCACAAATCCCACCAGCGCCACGTACCACATGACATGCAGCTGCTTGGTGGTGAGCACAGAGGCGTCGGGTTCGAGTTGGGAAAGCTGAGAGAGGGTTCCGACAGCCAGCAGGGCGGTGCCAGTGACGGCGATCGCTCCTCCGAGGTTGGTGCGCCAGTTCTTCATGGCTTATGAAAGAACTCCAAATAGAGTTTAATTGCAATGAAAAACCCAGTGCAGATGTACAACGCTTTCTGGAGATTAGAGTTGCTCTTCACCAGCTTTTTCACCTGAGCCTTCATGTCCTCCATCTGCACGGGCAGTCCAGCTTTCTCGGTGGTGCCATTCATAAGCTCTACCAACTTCTCGACATCCTGAAGAAAGCCTTCGCTTTCCAGGTGTGACTTGATCCGCTGCACTTGCAAGAACAGTGCCTCGTCCCGCTCGTCGGGCTTAAGAGACATGAATTTGCGAAGGCGGTCATACGTTTCAGTTTTCGGCTCGCTCATAGGGCTGGTGCAACTTGCCCGATGCCGCGGTAAAATTCCACCGGGGAGGCGGGGTCCACTTCCACTCTCCACAAGCCGTTGGTTCTCTGGCGTGCGTTGGATGCTGACCACGTCATCAGGTCGGTACTGCTTTGCACTGAGACATTTGTAACAGCCTGGTCAAATACCAACCCAAATTCGAGGTTCGTTGACATCACGAACACGTACTGGTCGGAAAGGTCACTCTCGTTGCCGTTGGTGTCTACAGCTGTCGCGGCTAAGTAATACGTCGTACCCACCACCAGGTTTGACACTGCACAACCGAGAGTTGGAATATCACGGATTGCCTGGTCATAAACATGGGGAGAAGTGCTGCTGTAGTAGAGGTTGAAGGAGGCGACGTTGGTGTCGGACTCGGACCACACGAAGTCCTGCCAGTCGACAATTCTGACGGGAGCTGAAGGAGTGATGACCACCAGTGGTTCCGAGCGAGACGCGATCGACACCAGCTTGTGCGACGAGTCAACCGTGGTTGACGTTGTGCATCCTGTCAGCAATAGCAGCAATGGAAGCCACTTATTCACTCATTTTCCAGCCATGGATTTCCGCTGATGGAAAGGTGAGTGTTTCATCCAGGCCGTAATAAAGGTAGTAGTTGCTGTTGTTCAACCACCTGTGATTCGGAGTGGTGGCGACGCAGAAGGGGGAGCACCCACTGTAGAGAATCAAGGTGTCATTGGTCCAATCAATGCCGTTGGTCGATGTCAGCTTCCAAATGTGGAAAGCGTTATTGGTGTCGATCCGGTTGTACATCATCGTCCAGGTTCCATCCGGCTTCCTAGAGACATCAGGGTTGTGAGCGCCATCAAAAGACGACACGTAGACCTCTTGCGTGGACACACCAACCGTTCCGGCCGTCAACTGCGTCAGGATGATGCGGTCCGCCACACCGGTCATCTGGTAGTAAAGCCAGAAGGTTCCATTGGTGTCGTTGAGGCTGACGACGGAAGGGGCGAACACCCCATTGGTTCCGTAGCCATCGATGACCTTCTGAAATCCACCCCACGTTTTACCATCAAATCCACTGACCGCGTAAATGTGGTGGTTGGTGATCGAACAGATTGTCGGATCGCAGGCGATGCCGGTGAAGAACATCCAGTACATCCACCGGTTTAGCGCTCCGTTCCACGCCTTGATGACTGTGGGGTCGTTGACATGGAACATGCTGTAAGTGGAGTGGTCGAGTACCTTGGTGTACCCTCCCCAGTTGATGCCGTTGGTGGACTCCCGGTAATAGATGTTGTCGTGTGGAGAGTCGGAGGTGAGCTGCCACCCGCCGTACCACATTTTGTACTTATTCTCCTGCTGGTCGAACAGAACGCTTGGAGCATACACGTTGCTACCCGTCACCATCTGATTCATCTGCAGCACGGTGTCGGCGCGGGCGCTCAGCCCCAATAGTATGCCAAAAATAAGCAGGAAGGTTTTCATTGGTACTGCGCCCCGCTGTTAGTGGTGCCGGCCGCGTTGCCTGGGAAATAAGTGGCGCTCCCTGATAGCGTGTGCATGACACCATTAAGACTTATATCGAAACGCTTTCCGGTTGCGGAGCCGCTGAATGTGCAGTTGAACATGGCCACGACACCGGCGTCGTCACAGGCGGCAAATGCGGTGAACGCAGGCGTTCCGGAAATGGTCACAGTCGGGCTGACTGAGTCGTTGATAACCGATCCGCGTGTCGCGTAGTAGTGGTTTCTTGCCCCGCCAGACACCGTGTAATTGCCGGATACAATGATGGCCCCGTTGTTGTTCGCCAGCATGTGATAGTTGCCGCTGTTGGCCGTGGCGAAGTTGACGCCAGTGCCCACCACCACTGAAGCACCCAAGGAAGAGGTGAGGCAGCTGCCGTTGGTGGCCCACAGTTTCACGTTCGAGAGCACCCATCCACCTACTGGACCTGATGCCGACACTGCATCACCAGACGAGGGCGCGATGTTGGCGTTCGTCTCGTTGCCGATCGTCACGATGGCGTTTCCAGCATAAGGAACGAGGGTCACGTTCTCGTTATAGATTCCTGGACCAAGCTGAATCGAGACAGGGGTGATGTTGGTGTACCAGTATTTCGACACCGTGTTGATAGCCTTCTGGATGGTTCGAAACGCGGTCGCGGAGTTGCTGGCGGTGCCGATGTTCGAATCGCTTCCGTTTGTCAAAACGAACCAGTTGGTCGCGGGTGCCTGCATCAGAAAATTGGACGAGCTGAGGCTGCCGGGAGTGATAAAGTTCGAGCCTGAAGGACCGACCTGTGCTCCAATCTGGGTGATGACTTGAGCTGCGGTCTGATAATTTGATCCCGCCGGACCAACTTGTGCTCCCACCTGGGTTGCAATAGCGGCGCGAACCGTTGCTTCCGCGTTAGTGTCGTAGGTGTTTGGGACATAGCCCGCGCGGGCACTGACGCCAAGCAGAACCAGGAATAAAATCAGGTAGGTTTTCATGCGCTAAATTGCACCCAGTTCTTGTTGGTCTTGCTCCAATACCAAACGTTCGTACCCGAGCCGGTAGCTGGGTCCTGATAAAACCACGAAGCGCCCGTCTGGTCAGGTGGAACGAGTCCCGCCGTATTTGGATTAGCGTCGGTAGTGGAAAGGTTGTTGTTACCCACCGAGCTGCTGCCGCCTGCGATTTGAGCGAGCAGTGCCAACTGCAACGCCTCAGCGAGAGAGATACCGAGACAGACGTAGCATTGGGCTTGGGATAAAAGGGTTTGGGGATCGGTCATGTGGCAATCTGTGCGAGCAATGCCAGCTCCATCAGTTTCCCTATAGAAGCGTTGCTGAAGCAGGCGTAGCACTGGGCCTGAGTCAGCAGGCTCTGCGGGTCCACCTTGTTCAGCGGGTTATGCGCCAGCGAGATTTTCGCCAGCAGCGACAGTTTAAGCGCCTGTGCAATGCTGACCCCCTCGCAGACATAGCACTGAGCGGACGAAAGTAAGGTTTGTGGGTCGGTGTTCATGGCGCCGGCAATCTCAACCAATAATCCCAGTTCGATAAGGTCGGCTTCGCTCGCTTGTGAAAAGCAGGCAAAGCACGACTCGTGATCCAGCTCAGGAACAGCGCTCACTCCATCATGCTCGCCATCGAGCCTTCGGGAGCCGACGCGGGCGCGGGAGTTTCCTCGTCCCCACCTTTGCCTTCCTTGGGCGCATAAGCGATTTCGTAACTGTCGTCATCGACGCCAACGATCTTCACGACCATCTCGTCGCCGACCTTCATCCCCGGACACAGCTCGGACGGTACGACCGCCGTGGTGCCAGTGTCGTGCGGAGTATCCTCGCCACCGGAGGGCGCGGGAGTGTCGCTCGATTGGTCGCCATCACCGTAATAATCTTCAGACATTGTGCGTGCGGCTCGTTCTCGAGCCAGTTGATTGTTAAAACCTGTTTCACCCGGGAGAGTTTTACCCCTCCCGGGTGCTGATAATCAACCTCTATTAAACGTCGAGATTCGGATCGTTGGGGTTCGGGGTAGGCTGAGGCTGAGGCACAGGCCCATCCTGAGTTCCGCTCGGCACGCCGCACGGGAAGGTGCCATAGAGCGCGGTGAAGTCCGCCGGGACCGGGCAGGACGGCAGCGTGCTGTCGTAGCTCTGCGTCGGGTATCCAGGATCGGCCGAGCAGGTGTCGATTTCCGGCACGCAGAACTGCTCGCGCTTGTGGAAGAAGGTTTCCAGGAACTCGTAGTGCATCGGGCGGACGTAATACATGAAGTCCGCGATGAACTGGCCCTTATTCCGGCGCTTGTTCTGGATGACGTTGCCATTGGCATCGGCACCGAGGTTGTCCATCACGAACTGCCACTTGCCGCCGAAGTCGCGGTGACCGAAGGGCATCTCGGGATTAAGCGGCTTCGCATCCGGCACGAGCAGCTCCATACCCATCTTGTGATGGATCTGGCTCAGTGAGAAGTGAGCGCGGTCGTAATCCGGGTTGGGCTGCGAACCCAATCCAGCCGAGCCGCCGGCACCGGTCGTGATTTGATTCACGAAGGGCAGCACAACCTGATAGCGGTAACGGTTGCCGTTGCCGCCGTTGGCGCCCGCGCCGAGGTCGGCCACGAAGTTGAACCGGAGGCCCATCGGGTCCACGCGGGTCATGTAGTTGCCGATCGAGCCCGAGAACCCATAGCGCCAGTACTTCGTGCTGTCGTCGAACTGGGTGAAGCGCCAGTTGCCCAGCACGTTCGGGTTGTCCGCTGCGCCTACGCCTTGCTGACCACCGAGGTGGTCGAGGCTCCAGCAGGTGTCCATGTCGGTCACGAGTTCGATGAACGGGCTCGTGTCCTTGAACGGGTTCTTGCCGGCATAGCCCTTCAACATGAGGTTGTTGAAGCGGTTCTGCAGCATCTGCGGCACCAGCTTGAACACGCGCGTCGGGCTAGCGTTGCAATCAAAGAACACCTCGTCGCCGGCCGCGTTGTTGTTCCACTGGTAGGTGAACACGCCGTCCGTGTTCGGGTTGGAGCAATTCTTGTTGGCCACGCTCTTGGTGAAGGACCAGAGCAAGTGGCGGCGGCGCAGGAAGTTGCTCGAAATCGCCGTGGTCGCGGGCTTGAGGATCTCGCTGATGATCTGCTCGATATGCTCCATCGCCGCGGTGATGTGCATGTCCTGGTCGTAGCAGAACAGCGGCGTGCTCCAGTACTGCTGTTCAGCGTACCAGGTGAGGCGGTCCGCGCCCCAGCCGACTTGATGCTCGACCATGTCGCAGGGGTTGCCCACGCATCCCGGGCCGTTGGCGACCTTGCGGGTCCACGGCTTGGTGATGTTCGGGAACACGCTACGGAATCGGTCCTGAGTCACTTCAACCGGCGTACCCATCTCCGTGGTGCCAGTCGATACGTTGTACAGCCAACCATCGGTCGGCCGAATATCTTCCATGATGACCTCGTCGAAGCGCGGGGTCTGGTCGACGAGGAACTGCGGGAAGTCGCACGCAGCAATAATTTGTCCTGTGGGACACGACATAAAATCAATTCAAGTTCAGGTTGTTAAATTCAAATCTCCACGACGCCAATGCGTAATGGACCCAGTGATTTGCAGTTTGAAGAAGCCTTCTGTGGGCCACTGCTGGCCGTACTGATTTACAGCTCAGTCTGAAGCTGTCCGGTCTGTCCCGAATGTCTAATGGCTGGCGCCATGTTCGTGGTTCTACTCCCAACTGTATGGGGTGTCAACACCTTTTGAACCGTCCTAAAGCAAACTTCAAAGAACCTTCGCCGTTCATCGCCCTTATAGGACCTGATAAAATCCAACTCTTCGATGACGTTTAAGGCTGTCATCTCCTCTCCAAACATTGCGTAGGATCGGCTGAGGGCCAGAGCCAGCATAAAAACATCGCGAGTGGGTGGTGGCTGGTCAAAGAACTGGTGCACCCTTTCGTGACACTGCCTGCATAAAATCAAAACGTGTTTGTGGGTGGTGTCCTGCCATCTGTCGGGATACCAGACGTGATGGACATCGTTGGACCAATCTCTAAAACCACAGCAATCACATGTTGCATCCTTCTTTGAAAGCAGGACCAACCTGATGGATTTCCACTCTTCCGACCTAAGGAACCCAAAGCGGTAAGCGTGCTTGGCGTCGATGCTCATGTAGTCGGCAAGACGATTCTGTCAACACACTTCTGAAGTCCGTCGGAGAGCATGGCGTTGAGCCGGGCTATGGAGTCGGGGGCGATAATCGGGGTCTGGTCCAGAAATTCCATGAAGTTCTGTGTGTGTCTTTCCCTCTGTGGCGCCCGCCACTCGCGCACCTTGGAGATGAGTCCCAGCGCGTACCTGCCCCGGTTCTCCCGAGCGGCGCGTTCGATCGCTCGGCACCGGTCACAGACATAGTCACGGGCGACATTTCGAGTGGTGGCTGGACTACCGCAGTCGCAGACCTTTGGTTTTGGCTGTGGTCCTGGCATAAAAAACCCGGTGCTTATCGAAGGCACCGGGTTTAACCAGATTCACCAAAGGTACAGAACTGTACGAACGGTCCTACTTAAACTCAGGTGCCACTAAATGTCAACGCGCCCGTTTCTTCAGCTCTTCCATGATGCCGGCCTTGGCATTACCTGAGCCGGGCGCTGCGGCTGGAGCGGTCTTGCGTTCACCGCCAGTCGGGGGCTCGGTGCCCTTATACGTGGCCAGCTCTTCCGTGAGCGACTTCACCTGTGCAGTCAGAGCCTCCACTTCGCCGCGCAACGGACCCCACGCCGCCGCGCGGTTCCTCACTGCCGCGTGACGACGAATCACCGCCGCCCGCTCTTCGGGAGTCAGCTTCGGATCAGCCGGGTTTTGGGAGAACGCTTTGTCAACCAGCTCAAACCCTTTCGCGAGCCGCTGATTCCATTGCTCGTCACCTTCGCGGGGTTTGAAGAGCGGCCCGTACTTCGGATCGTTGAGCGCGGCCTCGTTCTCCTTCTGCCACGTGGTGCTGATGGTCTGCATCAGCTCCTTCTGGGTCTTGGCCTGAGTTTCCAGTTCCTGCTGCTTCTTCGCCAAACTCTCCGCCTTCTTGGCCTCCAGTGACTTGCTCTGGTTGTCGAACAGGTCGCGGATTTTATTACGATGCAGCATCACATCGTTGGCGTATGAGCCGAACAGCTCTTCGGACATCTTGCGGGCCTGTGCCATGGGCGCGTTCACGATTGTGAGTAAGTCCTGAGCGGACACCGGCCGTTCACCACCCTGACCATCGGACACCGTGATGCCCTGCATCTCAGCAATCGCCACTTTCCACGCCGACTCGTACTCGCTCTGCTGCTTCTTGTAGTCGTCGCTCTCCTGCCAATCTTTGTCGATGAGTCGCTTTTTGTACTCAGCTGCTTGCTGCTCAGCCTTGGCAATTCGCTCCTCGAGTGATTTGCGATCATTCTCCGGAAGTTGGTTCTGCCGGAGTTGGGCCAGCTCTTGCTCTGCCTTGGTGGCCTTAGCCTTGTAATCTTCCACCAGTTTCCACGGGCTTGGCCTCTTCCCATCCTTGGGGTCAACCGCGGTTGACTCACCCGGTTTAGGTGTCTCAGTCGCCGCGGTGGCAGCCGGCTCAGCAGGAGAGGCAGTCGCCTCACCCGGCTTGGGTTGTACGGGCGGAGTGGCGGCAGTGCCTGGTCGCTCAACTGGCTTGGCGACCGGCGGCGCGGCAGTGCGCGGATTGGCGTTGCTCTTGGCCTCCAAACTTTCACGCAACCGTGACTTCGCTGACCCTGTCTTGGGTGCCTCGGAAGGCACAGGTGTCAGTTTACCAGGGGTGACATGGATCTCCCCCGCTGAGGCTGGCACGGCGCTAGGAGCGCCAGCGGCGACGGGTCGAGCAGGAGCGGATGGGGGTACGATTGTGGGAGCTTCAGTTGCCATAAAATCAATGTTTCAAATTATCCTGCGGCCGGTTGATGGGCAACGTGTATGTCTCGGAGAGATTTCGTAATACGTTAATGAACTCCTGTGCTCCCTGCAACCGGAGGCCCACCGAGCCAGCGCCGTTACCATCCACAATGGTGGCGGTCGACTCGCGCTGGTACTGGAGGAGGGCCATGTCGACAGCAATATTGAACGCCGAGCTATCCACCATCTGGCGATGATCTCCCATGGCTTTATTGCCTAACGCTTGAAAGCGCTGCTTGGGTGTGGGGTTGAACGGTACGGTAGTCTTTGGTGTTTCAGCCATGGTTCAAATAATTCTGAACTTCCTTTTAGAGACTCTGTTTCGCCTTTGCAACACTTTTGTTTTGGGCAGCTTCACCATTTTGTTCGCCAGCTTCAGTAAAGGACTGGCCTGCTTGCGTTCCATGAATGACTGATTGGGAGGATTGTAACTCGGGAACGAAGGTCCGGGATGAACCGATGGCAGATGTGGAGGGGACTGACCTCGGGGCGGAGTGGTCATAGGAATCGTTGTTTCTTGTGCTTCTTGGTCGGCCGATATACTCCACCCTTCCTCGAGAACACGGTCTTGCGCGGTTTGTGACCGCTATCGTACACGGGTGTCTGACTGACCATGGCTTGTCCAACAGTGCTGGGTCCGGTTGTTCCTGTGTTCATAACACGACTTCAGGTTTGGGGAGTTTTTTGTCGGTGAACTCGATGCCCTGCTCCTTGGCTTCCTCCGCCTCCTGGAGCAACTTGGCCAGCGAGTCAACGTCACAGTCTAAACCATCCGGCAACTCTTTGCGATACTCCTTCAGGTTGTCGATGGCTTCTTCGATAGTATCGCCTGTGGCCACCAGCCAACCAATCATGCCGCCGAGCGGGTGCGGGGGAATGCAAATCTTGCCATCCACCTCACAGGCAAATCCACACTTCACCCACTGCCGAATCTCGTCCGGGATGTCGAGGACTTCCCAGTCGCAGGCTTCGCGCTCGCACTTAATGAGCGCCTGCACACCGAACGGAGCGGTGTACTCCGGCTCCACAAGGATGCCTTGGGCTCCCTTCCACATGACTTCTCCGAGGTTGGCAATCATCTCGGTCATCAGCTGGGAGGGCGGCGAGCCCGCGCGACAGGTGGGGTCGATGAAATAGCTCTGGTCGTCCTTGATGCGGACTTCGCAGGTGAAGAAGCTGCGGTAGCTGTACTCACGAAGGACCGGCCCGAACTTCTCCGGCACGATGCGGACACGCTCGTCGAGGTCGCGCATCGGCTGCACCGCGCAGAGATATGAACGGTCTTTGCACTCGATGCCGTGGAGGATCTGCTCTGGGAAATGGCCGTCGATGCAGAACGTGTCCATCCCGTCCTCAATGTCGGTGTCGATGGAATCGAACACGTAGAGCGTGACCTTGTCCTTGAGCGGACCAAACCGATAGGCGTAACCATCGAGCGTCAGTTCGTCGTGCTCCCAGTCGCGCCAATGCAGAGTTTCCCAGTCGCCGCGCCAGCGGGACATCTTGATCCATTTGTCCTTCTCGTTGCGAAGTCGTTCCTTGAGGGCGGTGATGCCGACCACCTTCTCGTACTTTGGGACGAGCATCCCCAGTTCCTTAAGCTGCCCAAGGAAGAGCCCGCGTTGCGTCTCCAGTTCGTCGGCCCCGTGGTGCCCCCACACCGGGTAGCCTTGACGAAGCAACTCGCGCTGCTCTCCCTTGAAACCGATGTCAGGGAAGATGAACACGTCGCACTTGGACTTCACCAGCCACGGGCTGTCGACTCGTTCAATCGTCTTGAAGCCATCACCCACCAGCCCGCGCTCCAGCTTGGGCGCGACATCATCCCACGGTGACCAGTAGTACACTTTCTTGAACTGCTCCCCCAGCTTCTGGGCGATGGGAAGGAACAGTCCGTGGTCTATGACGCAGGCGACAACTTCTTCGACGGGTTTCATTCAAACAGCTTGTTCACATCGGCTTCGTGGTCGGACCACGCGAGCCCCATCTGGGCGCAGACGATTCGCTCGATGCCAGTCGCTATGTTGTGCTGCTTCTGATACGGGGCCTGAGGGCTATCGCCGGGCTCGGACTCATCATCCGGTTTGCGGTTGGCCTCGAAGTTCATGTCGAACTCGTCGACCTGCTTCTGGCTGATGCCGTTGGCCTGGCACATCATCACTTCCGCCAACTCGTGCAGCACCACGAGCTGCTGCGACTGCCACGACATCTCCTCGCTGACGCGAATCTGGAGCGTGCCGTCCTCAAACCACCAGTCGCCGCACGTTGGATAGCGCTGCTGACTATGCGGGATCGCTTTGACGAAAATGTTCATTGGTGCTTGTAGGGATTTCCCGCGTCGCGGTCGGCGCGATATTGTTTTGCCTCATCCGACCAGTACCACCGGAACTTGGGGAACATATCAGTGGGGATGGCCTGACAGCCGCTCGCCAGAATAACGAGGGCTACGATCGCAATGAGAGACTTTTTCATTCTTCGCCTTTGGATGAGTGTTCGCCGTTGAGCATCTTGAGCCGTTCGTGCACGAGGTCGAGGCCTGACTCGGTCGCCTTGATGCGGAGTTCGAGCGCGTGCTCCTGTTCCTTCTGGTGCATCTGCTGCTCGAACTGAATCTGGCGCTGCGCGGTCTTTTGCGCGTGGCTCTGGCTGGCCAGCTTGGCCTTGGTCTGGGCCTGAATGATGGTGGCCTGCACCTTCGCCGCCGCCTGCGGGTCGCCCTGCGGAGACTGCTGTTGCTGCTGCTTCATCTGTTCCACCAGGCGCTGCGCCATCGCTTTGACGAGGTTCATCATCTTGCCTAGCTGGTCGCCATACTGCTTGACCCGCTGCTTCTCGTTCGGGTCCTGAGCGATGATGCTGATGTGCTGGGCGATGTTGTTGGCCATGTTGCTCAGGCCTTGAATCGTTTTCATGTCGGCCATGCCGCCGTTCTGCTGGGCGCCCTGAATGATGTGAGCCATCGTGGCCATCAGCGTATCCACATACTCGATGTGGTTCATGCCGGTCTTGAGCGCGACAGGCAGCCCCTGCATAAGTGTGCCGGCCGCCAGCTGCGCGTCGTGCACGGCGTCGGTGATGGTAACCGGGTTCTCCGGCACTAGCGCGTTCGCGCGAGCCGGGTCGTCGGTGATGGCAAGCGTGACATCGCGCAGAATCTGACGCTGCGGACCGGGATCGAAGAGATTGCGGTAACCCATCAGCTGTTGAGCGATGCTCATCTCGAGCGTCTTGTTGCCCGCGCCCAGCACGCGCTCCGGTTCAATGTCCCACTGCTCAGCTTCGAGGTAGCTCTTCGGCACGCCCTGCCGGAGACACGCCGCCTGGAATCGCACCACATCCGGGTCAGTGGAGTTGCTCTTGCAGAACCGGCGGAAGATTTCTTTGTACTCAAACGACTGGTACGTGTAGGCCTGCTGGAGCGCGATTGACACGAGAGCGGTCGCCGTCTGCGTTTCCGCCTGCACCTGAAATTTGGTTTTCTCCACATCGCTCGCTCCCTGCTGTGGCATTGAGGTGAAGGACGAAGAGTGCTTGCCAATCAGATCGGCAATCTGGCTTACCCCCAGTTCGGCCAGCTGATAGTTCGGCTGGAAGCGTTCGTCACCGTTGACGAACTTTACCGACTCGTCGATGAAGCCGCGGTTGTAGAGGTCGATCTTGAGCACGCGCTGCACGTCCTCCTGGCTGTTCACCCGGAAGAGCATCATCAGCTGCTCGAAAGTAGTCTCGGTCAGCCGGCAACGCAGCCGGTTCTGAAGATGGCAAACTGCGTAAAGGAGAAAGCCGAGGGATCTGACCGAGTGATATTTGAAGGGGGCAACCGAGGAGAGGTCACCGAACTGACAACTGAAAATCTGCTCGCGGCTGGTGGCCTTGATGACATCTCCAGAGTTGTAGAGCCACTGGTTTTCCGCGAAGGCCATCTGCTGATTGGCTTTCATCTCGGGAGCCACTCCGGTCGGGGAGGCCCAAGTGTCGAGCACCATGCGTCGGCGCCAGCCGCCGTTGCCACCCTCGTCGGACCAGTACCAGAAATCAAACACGTTGATGGTAGGGACGCGGTCGCCCATGTAGTAGCCGCCGTCGGACTTGAGGCGCTCCTCCATCTTCTCCGGTGACCACATATCCGGGAAGTTGGAGCCGAGCAGGCTCTGTGATTCCTTGTCCACCCACTTGATGCAGGCGTCCACCAGCTTCATGTTCCAGCCCTTGTCGCGCTTGGGGCTCTTGGTCAGCTTGATTAACTCGGGCGCGGTGAACGCCCGCAGCTTGACGAAGAAGGGAAGGTTGCGGAACGAGAGCAGGGTGTCGGAAGGGACGAGCAAATCCTCGACACCCATGGCCAGCGGGCACCAGGCATCCCGGTTATCCCACGCGGCCGGCGCAATGCCGTGCATGACGAGCAGGGCGAACTTGGAACGCATCGTCTCGTAGTACTCCAGGGACCGCTTCATAATGCGGTTGATTTCCTTGGTGACTATCGCGGACCTCTCCTGACGCTTGTGCACCGGGCCACGATCGGTCGAGGCTTTGAAGTAGTTGCCCGGCTTCTGGAACGCGGCGGCAAACTGGGAACGCGCGTCGTGCGAAAGACTGGTGGCTTCGAGAAAGTTGACGTTGACGTTGATGTTGTTTTGTTCGACCTCCTCAGCGGTGTACGGCGGCGCACCGTTGAACAGGGAGTTGATGCGAGCCCGGTTGTTGGCGCGAAACCAGTCCCCGTACCGCAGCTGCCACGCGATGGACTGAACCAGGTCGGCTTTCTCGAATCTCATGATGCCGTCTTACGCTGCCGGGGTTAAAGCGTCAAGCCTGCGCTAACAGCGTCGTCGATGAACTGCTTGGAGGTTTCGGCGGCAATCTGGTCGTCATCCCGCCCGTACCACTTCATCGCCTTCTCCAGCATCGCCGGAGGCACGGTGATGATGTGGCATCCAGCATGGGCGGCTTCGCTGATGTTCACCGGTTCGCGGACACTCGCCCAGAGCAGTTTCTTGCCCGGGTGATAGCTCAACTTGGACGCGGCTTCCCGCATGGCGGAGTGCGGAGATTGTCCTGTGTCAGCCAACCGGCCGGCGAACACGGAAAGGATGGCGGGTCCAAGGGGGATGTGGGCAAGCACGTAGCTGACGTGGTGCAGGCTTATCATCGCAGTCACGTTGACCTGCACCTTCAGACTCATCAGTTCGGAAATGATGGGACAGTTGCACTGGCCCCGGCTGTTCATCATCGGGATCTTGACGCTGACGTTTGGACCCCACGACTGGATGAGCAATGCCTGGCGCATCACTTCCTTGGGCTCCTCGCTCACCACCTCGAAGGACACTGGCTTTCCCCTCACCACTTCCAGAACACTGCGGGCGAACAGCTCGTAGTCGGAGACACCCGCGCGGCGCATCAGCGTAGGGTTTGTAGTGAAGCCTTTCACCAGATGGCTATCGGCGTACCGAGTAATCTCCTTGAGGTCGCTGGTGTCGAGATAGATTTCGATGGGCAGGTTCATAGTTCAATGATGATTGGGTCGTTTTCGTGGGCTTTGCATTCAGCCAAAATCTGCTCCTTGGTGCGGAGAGTGTGGGTTCCATGGCCGCGCTCGATGTTGCGCTGGCTTAGGCGAGGTCCTCGGTCGCGCGTCTCCCGGTCAATCCAGAAACACGCGTCGGCGTTGGCCCAGTGCGCTCCTCCCCACTCCTTCCCATGAGCGCGTGGAGTGTCAGATGTGTAGTCGTGATTGCCCGCGCCCATTCGAACTCCTTGGGGATCGAAGAGACACGGCTTGCAGTGGTCGGGTATGCCGTGCAGGCGCTGCGGGACCGGTGGCTTCATGCGGTCGATGTCAGCATCATCCTTGTGCCGCCACATCCGGGTCATGCGCGAGAAAATCATCCGGTGCCCCATGTCGCGCTCCTGCTCCAGCACCACGCGCGGGTTGGCTCCGTACGGTAACGGGAACACGAACTCGTCCATATCCACCAGCACCACCCAGTCGGCGACAGAGAGACGCAGGGCTTCGTTAATCCACCCCTGCTTCAACTCGTCGTCGAACTTACCGCCCGGGAACTTGTTCGTCAGGAAGGTCATCTTATCAACCCAAGGGCTATAGTGGAGCATGAACAGTGGAGCGAGGAACTCCTCGCGATAGAACGTGGTGATTAGTTCGATGGTCATGTTTTCCTTCGCGCTATGCGAGATGGGGTGTAGTGGTTGGTTCGAAAATTCTTCAGTGCGGTGGGCGGCAAACCGTGACGCTTGGAGATGCTGGCGTGAGTGACGGAGTGGCCGTGACCGGCGGCTCGCGCCTTGGCCTTCTCCTCATCGTACTCGGCGCTGATAATGTCCAGCTGCTGGACGCGCCACTCTACTTCCTCTCTCGGGGTCATAGCTTCTTCTTCAGCATCAGGAGTTCCTTGGACACGAAGGCTTCCTCGATTGCTTCGTCTCCAAGCAGTACTCGGCCGAGCAGCGATTCCGCGAACTGCACCTGGTCCGGGTAGCCCGGCGTCAAGCTGGCAGGATTGTTCACCTTCTCCCGAAAGTCCTCGATGCAGTAGTAGCCACCCGGCTTCACCTTGGCCCAGAGGTACTGGAACGACATGATGATGGGGCCGGAGGCATGAGCGCCGTCGTCAATGATGATGTCGAACTCCGGCTGGTCCTCCACGAAGCGCTGGAGATCGTAAGGGCTGAACTGGTTTCCCTTGTGGAAGCGGAACCGGTGGAGCAGGTCCTCGTCGATCGGCATCGCGAATTTGAAGTCGACGATGTCCATGCCGTGCACTTCCGCCTTCGAGAAATACTGGAGCCACAGCTTAATGGATGCGCCCACATTGAGTCCGATTTCCAGCAGTCGAATCGGCTCGTCGCGCCACTTGCTGAACTCCCGGTCGTAGAACGGGGTGTAGCCATGGAGGATGTACTCACCGTCGCCTTCGCGGCGGGTGCGCTTGTCGGTCCACAGTGCCGGCACAGTCTCTTGATGGGCGAGTTCGTCGAGGGTTATCATAAATCAATTCGGTTGCGGCCACCCGGGCCAGAAGTCGGCGACGCGCGGGCGCGGGTTGCCTTTTCCAATCCACGTCTCCGCCTCATAGCGGTTCTCCCACTTTGCCTCTGGGAGCACCGGCAGCTTGGCGATGTAGTTGGACTTCGCCCACCAGAAGGTGCCGCCAAAGAAGGGGCTGTGGATGACTCCGGGAAATCGTTCAGGGGTGAGCCAGTGAGCGCCCGCGCAGTCGGCTCCGCGCTGGAGCGCCTGATAGCACTCGCTCCATCCCCACACCGACACTCGCTCCATCCTGCGGCGCCAGCCGTCTGCCTGGTTGGGAGTGCTGACACCTTTGCTGTGGTGATACATGACGTAGGTGTTGGGATGCTCCACAGCCCACGCGCGGAGGATGTTCATCGTGGGAATCTCGGTGGTGGCTCCCACACCATGCGCGACCACTGCGGCCTTGTCGGGGGCGAGGCAGGCGACGGCCAAGGCATCGGCGTCCGAACCATTAACTCCGATACAGATCGTGCCCGCCGCCTCCTCAAGTCCGCTCTGCTTCAGCGCTGCCATCTGCTGCGCGATGAGATTGAGCGCGTAGTCCGGGTCAATGACTCGGTGCTCGCTGCTGAGGAGCGTGTGATAGAACACTGCTATTTGCGGCGTGGTGGAGGCCATGCGGGTGCCATGTGTTGGTCGGTTAAGAGAGACTCAAAGCGATCGACAGCGTGCCAGCTGTCCATGTGGTACACGCCGCGCCACGTTACCTGCAAGGGTTCGAACCCCTGCTTCTGACTCCAGAGCGTGATGGAGTCGGCGCCGTGTTCGAACTGGTATCGGTCCTGATTGGAGACGCGGTTCGGGTACGAGTTGAGCAACTCCGGGGGGCACCAGAACGCGGTTGTTCTCAGGTGTGGACGCGGACTGTGAAAGCCCCACGGAGAGTAAACGGCCGGGCCGTGTTCGAGGTAGGCGAGCATGATACGGTCGAGCCACCCAGCGCGGTGGAAGTGCAAGGGCGCACCAAGGCACACCATCAGGTCGCAATCGATGGCGTCGGCCGCGACCTGGTAAGCGCCGATGTCCTTGCCGTAATTGTTGTGCTGGAAGAAGCGAGGCGCGAGCGGAGAGAACAACACCTTGCACCAGTCGCCCATCTCGATGCTGCCGTTGATACAGACATGGATCTCATGGTCGGTTTCCCCAGGAGGGTTGGCCATGTAACTCTCAACGAACCGACGCGCCATCGGCACGTAGGTCATGGCGTTGGCGGTCGGGTGGATGTAAACCAGGGCGATCTTCATGGCCTCTGGGCAGCCGGCTCCACTTTGATGACGGCGTTCCCAGTATCGATCTCATTGGTGGCGTAGATGACCTCGTTGGAAACGACGCCGCGGAAGATGCGGTCGACGTAAATCTCGTACGCCACCCGCTTGGTCCGGCCATCCGTGTTGGGGTTTTCCATGAGCACCACCTGCCGTTCTACCTGCTTGTAGTGGCAGGTCATATCCGTCTCAAAGGTGGCGTTGATTCCCAGCACAGTGACCATGCCGAGCACAAAAAAGGCGAAGGATTTCATTTGGTGGAGTCAACCGCGGTTGACTTTTCCTCAGCCAGTATCCAGCACTGAGGGTCGAGGGCGGCGCGGGTTTCCGCTCCCATGTTCGGTGAGATAAATCCCAGCGGAGTGTGCACCTTCAGCTTCAGTGGGCAGAGGCAGGCGGTGCAGACGTTGAGTTTTTCATCGACGGTGGTGGACAGCTTGCGGTCCGCCAGCTTGGCGATCTGCAGCTTGATGGCCTCGGCGGCTGGCTTGGTGAACCAGCCCTCCAGCCCGCCCTTCCCGTTGAGAGCGCAGGCGGCGCAGGTTTCCGCGCGTTTCTGGGACTGCTCGGTGGGAACCGGCGGCTCGCCCGACTCGATCCAATCGTTGAGTGTGCGTACGCCCTGCCACACTTTCTTCACCTTATCGGCCACAGCACTTAGTTGCTTTTCGCTTTGGGGTGACAGGGCTTTGAATTTTGGGGCAGGGGCGACTCCTGCTCCGGGCTGGCTGATGAAGTCGGTCCAACCCATGCGCTCACAGATGGCGGCGTTGAACGCGTCCACCTCGTCGGCGACCGTGTTCCAGTCGGTGGACCAGCCGTGCTTGGCGACCAGCGCCGGGTTCGCCTTTCGCATGGCGACGACCTGGTCGACGATGTTTTGGAATGAACCCTGCCGCGTGTTGAACCGCGTCTCGGGCTGATAGAACTTGAGGCCAAAAGGAATCTGGCGCTGGCGATTAGTGAGTCGTGCCATAATGGGGCCGTTATCCCATACTCTGTGCTTGACTGTCAAGAGTCCTGTGTTTCATAGTCGTTACACCAACTATGAGACTCGGTGAAATGATTCGGGCTTGGCGGGACAAGAACCATGTGTCGCGGCGCACCCTGGCCGGACAGATCGGCATTGACCACGTAACGCTCTCCCGCATTGAGAACAACGATTGCCGGGCCATCGCCATCGATAATCTGAACAAGATCTTCGTCTGGATGACGGGTACCGACAAATGAGCCAGTTCACAACCGAGTGGTTAGGAGCAAAGGGCTTGTCAGTTTGCCTTGGTTGCTCAGGAACTTTCAAACCCAAGGAACAGGGTCAGATTTACTGCACCCAGTCATGCGCCGCCTCCCATATCGGCAAGCGCACCATGCCACGTAACAGGAAGGTCAACCCGCAGACTCAGTTGCTTATCGGAGTGTGTCCAACTTGCGGCGATAAGTTCACGTATTGGGCATCGCACAAACGAATTTATTGCAGTCAGACCTGTGCTGCAACCAACCCTGACCTGATTAAAAAGCGCACAGCGACTCTCAATTCGTTCCCTCAAACCAAGACCTACTCGCGATGCAAGAAGGGCTGGGTCGAGTTGGGTGACAGGCGGTTCTTCGCGCGGTCTCGATGGGAGGCCAATTACGGACGGTATTTGGAGTGGCTTCGCATCAACAAGCACATCACCGACTGGAAGCATGAGCCTGAAACCTTCTGGTTTGATGGGATCAAGCGTGGAGTGATGTCGTACCTGCCCGATTTCAAAGTCATCCTCAACGACGGCAAGGTTGTGTTCCACGAGGTGAAGGGGTGGATGGACTCGAAGAGCAAGACCAAGCTGAAACGCATGAAGAAGTACCACCCAACTGTGTCTCTGCTCGTGCTGGACTCTGGTTGGTTCAAGCGCAACTCCCGCACCATGGCTGCACTAATACCTGGATGGGAATGATTTTATGAGCCTCCTCAATCCTACCGGAAACAAACTACTCGTGACCCCGTACCGCCGAAAGACGCGGTGGGGTGGCAAGATCCTTTTGCGCGAAGATCAAAGAAACGTGCTCATGGGCGACGACCACTGTTTCTGGGTGGTCGCGGTGAGTGCCTCCCTGGAGAAAGCTGGCGATATAAAAGTAAAAGACCGCGTGATCTGCAAGTTCGACCACGACGGCCTTGAGTATCTTACCGACGGGACCCAGCGGGCTTTTATCGACGTGGAGCAAGTTCTGGTAGTCCTGCCTTTTGAGGGATTTTCGGACGCTGATGGCCATCTATCGTTGAGCGACGAACCATCGCCAAGAGGTCGTTGAAGGTGACGCGGCCGACGCGGTCCGGGTCCCCCTGCTCGTACAGCCTTTCCGCCAGATGACGCCACGCGCGTTCCGCCTTTTTGCCGGTCAAGAGGAGTGCCCTCTTGCCGGCCAGTTCCAATCGGGTGCGGCGGTTCATTATTCTTGCACCTGAACGTTTTTCTTGAGCAGCTCGACTGTGTTCTGGAATGCCCTGCGAAGCACCGCATCGTCGATCTTGATTTCGTAAACGCTTCCGCTGCGAGCCATGCCTGCCATCACGCAGTCGGCAATGTACTCCAGCACGTCGACGAGGTTGACGGTGTGTGGCACTCCATCCGGGTAGTTGAGGTGGTGGCGATGAATTTGGCGGTGCTTGTCCCACCACCCAGTCTGCTGGAACTTGGTGAGGAAGTCCTCATGGAACCAATCGATGTCGGTCAGCTTATCGTAATCATGCCGCTCCGCCGCGTCACCAAGCATGGTTTGAAACAGTCTCAACGCGGACATCACATCCAGGATGTGCTGGTTGCTGGATTGGAGGAGTTGATCCCGGCTAACTTTGGTTACGTCGCAGGTGCGGGTATCGGCGGTGGGTGATTTTTTAATGGTTATCATTGGTTTTCTGGGTTTGGATTTCTGCAAGTTTGGTGACGACCTTCTGGAGCGCCCGTTCGAGGCGTTCCTGTTCGGCGATGATGAGGGCACCGGCTTTGACGAGGCATCGTTCCTTGTCGATCTCGGTGGTGTAGTTGCCAGCGGAGTCCTTCTTCCACGGCTTGAACCAACACGGGTCCCACGGCCAGTCGATGTGGAACCGGGTGTAGACCCAGGTGGGAGACTTCAGGGCAACGTTGGTGTAGAAGAGCGCGGCACGCCACAGTTCGCCTTTAAGGTGGGCGTCGTCGTGTTCATCGCTCCAATCCTCGCGGGTCTTGTGAGCATCACGCTCGTCGTTGATACGGTTCATGGCGAGCACCTCCTGAGGAGTGCCACTCGTCTCTGGATCTGGTTTCATTTTTCCTTTGGTTTCTGGTTTCTCTGACGGTAGCGTTCGCATGAACGCCACCAAATCTTCAAGTGTGGTTTCGACCACTATCGTCGGCATCGTCTCGGCTCTCATGCGGGGGCGGCTGATTCGACGGGCAGGTGTTGGGGGCGGGTGTGCACGCAGTTCTCCCCGACGCGCGACTCGAAGAACACGCCGAGGTCGAGCACCTTTTCCCGGAGCGCGACGCGAATGAGCGCGGGGACGCAGTCGACGTGCCACTTGTAGTAGACCGACTGACGGTGCTTTTCCACGGTCTTGATCGACATGCCCAGCATTTGGGCCACGTCCTTGTTCTGGTGGCCCTGGCAGATGAGCGTTATCACCTCAACCTCTCGGGGAGTGATGGAGTTCATTGAAATTCGATGGGCAGGGACACGTTGAGCGGGACGTTTTCCCGGGAGAAGATGTCGCGAAAATCGTCAGCGTCGTAGCCGGCGTAACCACAGCCGATCTTGGTCACGAGGAACTCCAGCTCCGGGTGCTGCTCGGCGTAGTCGAAGAACCGGTGGATGGCACGGTGGATGTCGAGCAGGGGAACGGGCTCGAAGCGAACCTTCCAGTGCTCCTCGTCGCGGCCGATGTAGATGCGGGTAGGGATGGCGTAGCACTGGCCGGTGCGTCCTTCACTGACTCCCTTGACGGCGCCGAACAAATCTCGGGCGGTCTTGGCCGCGCCCTTGCCGTGGACTCCGGCGGTGTTGGAGCCGAACACGAAGATCTGGTTGTGCTCGAGTTTGGTGATGTTCTCTGGCGTGGTTTTCATACCTTGTAGCTGGGCGGGTTCTTCTTGTCCTTCTCGTCCAACTGGGCGCGGAGCCAGCCCTTCTGCCACTGCCAGCGCAGCTCGATGTCGTCCTCGCGAAAGCCCTGGTGCGGGCACTCGCTGAACATCTTGCCGGCCTTGAAGGCTTCCATGCCTCCGAGACGGGCGTTGGATTTATCGTGGTCGGTGGTCATGCGCCGCGAATCATGTCGATGACCTGCTCGAGTGAGGGTCGGTTATGGGTGGCGAAGGTGGCCCGGCGCAATACATCCACGAGGCCATTCTTGAGTTTTTGAAACTTCAGTTCGGCCTCTTCCTTGGCGGCGACCAGTTCCTGATAGTCGGCGAGCGGGATGGTGACGGTGTGTTTTTCGGTGTTCATGGCTATTTTTTGACGGCTCGCCACTTGTCTTTGCCGATCCGCTCGACGACCCCCTGGCGCTGGAGGTAGTAGAGCGCCCCCTGAATCTTGCGCCGCGCGGCCATGTGCTGGCAGTGGTTCAGGACCACGACGGCGACGCACTGCTTGAAATTGATGGTGTCGGCCGAGTCGCTCATTCGAGTTCAGGCATGGAGGTGGGTTGGGGTGGCTCCAAATCGGTGGAAGGCGGGGGTGTTGTTTCCGGCAGGCCTTCGGCGGCGATATGGTCGGCGGTTCTCATGTCACCTCGTTCGTAGGCTTGGACGTATCGTTGTTCCCGTCCCGCGGCCGCGGTGGCTTTGCGGGTGCGGGTGCTTTCCCGGTACTCCCGTTGTTTGCGGGCATTGTAAGCCCGCTTGGAAATGGTCCGCATCAGCTGCTCGTACTTCTCCCCATTGAGGACCCGCCACCCATCGGGCACTTTCTCGATCCTGCGCCCCTCGAAGGGTTGGGGTTCAATGCGTCGGGTGTCGGGGGCGGCGAGAACGGCGAGGCAGTCGAGCACCTCCTTCTCCGTCATGTTGGCCCGTTTTGCGATCTGAAAAGCGGTGAGTCGAACCACCTGGTCAGCCTCCTTCAATGCCAGCATGGCTGTCCACAAAACCCTCACCGGGTAAGGCTCCATCCACACTGACGAATCAAGCATCGAGGTGAATATCGGAGCGAAGGAGTTCTTCATGTTCCTGTGGGTTATACACCCTATAAAATACACGTCAAGCATTTATTTGACATGATATACACGTGTATATTTCGTTACTGTCCGTGTAGACATGGAAATGGATATGGAAATAATAAGACCCGCCATGGAGATCGCCTTGGTCCATCATCCATAGTTTGTCTCGCTTATGGACACATGAGTCTTTGGCGGATAAAAGGCAAGTGCTCGGTCGTCAACCACGGTAGACTTTGTTCGACAAAGTACTTTGTACTCGACACCCTCCCCTGGCGGTATGATAGGGATTTGGGGGAGGCCCCCCGGCCATGAGGGCGTCTCCAGTGCTGACGCCTCCCTCACTGTGTTTCACCAGCGTTCCTCACGTGATCCCAACTTGAGGATCGTGACTGGAATTGCAGATTTTTCTGAAGTGGGAGGTAAGACAGTCCAACTCCAGGAACAGCGCCCTCCCCACCCACACCCCGTGGTGACGGTCTCAATGCAAAAGAGATTCCTTACTCAAGCTCAACCGATGGTGCTGCGCTCTTCTTCGGCTTGCTCACATCGATGGGCTTAGGCGCTGGCTTCATCTTGAGGCGTAGCTTGAGCATCTCCAATGCGACGAAAGATTTAAGGAGCATGGCTGCATCCTTATCACTGGCATTGGGAAGCCTGTTCATTATATCCCGTTGGCCTGCAACGGCGTGCTTATATGCGGGCGGGTAAAGGGCCATACGCTCTGGTCTGACTGTCTGTATGCACCCTGATTGTCGGGCTGTCAATGATAACCATCATGGCAAGCATAGGGTGAGGGGTGAGCATGGTGCTTCCCCGATGAAAGGACAAACTATGAGTCAAACTGTGATGATTGAAATGGTCAATGAAGTCGATGACTCCATTGCCAAGGCCGTTGCCATTCGCAAGGCCGATACCGACCGCGAAGAGGCTGCCAAGACCCTGCGCCTTGGCACCTATCAACGTGGCACGCTCACTCGGGAGCAAATCCGGCGTGCTGCCAACCCCAACTTCCAATGGGATGACTACGCGATATGAGCCACTTCATCTTCATCCAAGAGTACGGTCTGGGAAAACTCGACATCATCGCCGATTCCCTCGCCAGTGCCAATCAGAAGCTGGAATCAATGGTGCGCTACCCCAAAAGCTGGATATTCCAGCAAAGGAGGGATGACGCATGAAATACATCATCATTGCCTTCGACTCGCACGGGGTTGAGATTCAACGCGACACCTACCTTTCCGAGTCTGGTGCACTATCCCAGTGCATTCATTGGTCAAACATGGGTGTTCGCTTCACCATCGAGCGAGTTTTTCCCCAGTAACCATCATGGTTCGCATTAAGTGAGAGCTGTCCTCGAAGTGGGCCGCGGTCAGGGATGATTTCCCTTTGAGCGCGATTCACTCGCCCGTCGGCAATTCCGCCGGCGGTTTGAAAGGACAGACAGTATGCAGACAGAACAAAACAAACAACTCGGCCTGATTGGCTTCGATGACGCAATCCAACAGGTGTTCACCGGCAAAGACATCAAGGGCAAGGACGGCGCCAGCGTTGGCACCGTGTTCCAACCCAAGAGCCGCAAGGACATCGCTGCCCTGCTCAATCTCAAGGGCAAGGACAACAAAGACGCGTTGGACAGCGCCATCCTGAAGCAGTCCGACGAGGCCTTCCGCGTCGTCAAAGGCCAAATCGCCCAACTCGGCGGCGATTGGACCCTGGGCAAAATCAGCTCCCGCACGTTGTCGAGCGGTGTCCGCCAAATCAGCGTCACCGTCAAGGAAATCAAGCGCAACGTGGGTCCGAGCGACGAGGCGATCGCCAAATCCCTCGGCTGGACCGTCGAACAGGTCCGCGAAGCACGCGTCCGCCAGACCGCTGCCATCGAGATGCAGCCGGCCAACACCGCGGAGTAACACTCAAGGTGACACCGGGAGGCAACCCCTCCCGGTTCATCCCCTTTTTATGCCTATCAAAGACCATTGCGAGTGTGACGAAGAGGGTGTGCTCAATACCGGCATGGAATCGTGGTACGACTCGGTGACCGAACTCCCCTTCGTTAAACACGCGCCAGGGAAATGCAAGTGCACCAACGAACTCGCATTGTACGAGCGCAAAGGAAAGACGCTTACCCTGTGCTCAAACTGTCACTGTTCAACCGACAAAAGACTGTGACCAGCACTCAGGCGGTAACGATCTCACCGCTTGACTGCCGGCCAATGACGGACGGCAACCAAAGGACAGAAACTTATGAAAACACTGAACGACCTCACTCCCATGCAGCTCAGGAGAGCCGCGGACATCAAGGACCAAATCGACTCACTCAAAACCGAGTTAGACAGCATCTTCAATCCAATGCCACTCATCAAAGGCCCGGTTGACCTCGGAAAACTGATACGCAACGGCCGTCGCCGCATGAGCGCAGTCGCACGCGCGAAGATCTCAGCAGCAGCCAAACTGCGCTGTGCCAAAGCACGCAAAGCCGGCCGCAATAGCCTGTGAGCACCCACGTCTTGAACGAACTCGGCGAAGGTGTGCACATCAAATGGACGATGCAGTCAGCACCCAAGAAAGTGCTGGCAGCCACCATCGGGAAACTTTTAACTCAACCAACGAAAGGCAACTATGGACGAAGGCACCAAAATGGTGAAACTCGCCGACCTGCTCACCGAGACTCAGCTCGATGAAGTAGAGCGGATCTTAAACGATTGTGGCGGTGACCGGATGAAGGCCATCAATGACCTGCGCCGATACTTCGCCACCTTCAAGAGCGACCTGCTCGCCAAAGGCGTGGTCTCAGACTACCTCGCCTACGTCATCGCCTATCGCCAATGGACCGGAGGCGACAACGGCGACCGAACGATCAATTTCAGAAATTGATTTAACCAACAACGAAAGGACAGACAATGAAGTCGACACCTGGTCAAAAAGACCACACTCAAAAGCAGACAAAAATACTGCCATGCACCTGCTACCATCAATATCAGGATGCACGCTACGGTCATGGCAATCGGGTGCATAACCCAGGAAAGGAAAAGACCTACACCTGCACGGTGTGCGGTCGAAAGAAGGACGCATAAACTTCAAACCTCTGCTGTTTCTTACTTGAAACAGCAGACGCTTGGAGCTAAAAGGACAGGGCTCGTGTGAGCCTTAGTTTTAGCGACAGGACTCGAGAGAGCCGAGTTAAATGGGCAAATGCCCGCTCTCAGTTACGTAACAAACAGAACAGTATGAACGCTAATCAAGTTCAAGCCTTCGTGGACTCGGAAGTCCAGAAGCTCGCGGATCGTCGCATCAAGCCCCTCATCGCCAGCATCAATGGCGAACTCGAGGGTCAGCGCCAGAACAACGCCGAGAAGGCCCGTCTGGACGCGCTCAACACGGAGTCTGACAAGCGCATCACGGCGCTGCAGACCGAGCTGGGCAAGGCCAACGCCGAGGTGAACAGCCTCGCCGTGAAGCTGGCCGAAGCCACGGCTGGTGCGGCCAATACTGGCACCGCGACGGCCCAGCCCTAACCGACTGGGATAACCAACATCAACAGAAACCAAAGGAATCAATATGTTTCGTTGTACTGTAGTCTACGGACCTGACTCTGAATCGTTCGAGCAGGACACGCCGATTCGTATCCAAGACATTCGGCACAGCCAGGACCTGCGCGACCAGCTGGGTTACGGCGATAACGTCAATCTGATGATTGGCGGCATCACCATGCCCGACGACGCCATGGTCCCGAACGGTTCGGTGGTGGTGATTGAAACCGCGGCCAACAAGAAGGCCACGGCGGAACTCGCCCACGCTTAATCCGTAGCCACACTCACCCCAGCCCGGCGTAACCAGCGCTCGGGCTGGGGCTTTTTAATCGTTTAGACCAAAGGACAGAATATGAATGAATCAAGATTCGTAATCGATACGCAAGGGCGCGTGTTTCTGGAGCATTTCGAACGCTCCGAGATCGAGCCCGGCGATGCCTTGCAGAAGGCATTTACCACCAACGTCGTCACGACCGCGCGTAACTTCATGGAGTTGCCGGGACACGGTCCGATTCACGTTGTGCACCAGCAGAGCGACAGCACGCTGCACATCTCCGTGCCGCTCGAAACCATCAACTTCCGCACCACGTTCAAAGCCATCAAGGAGGACGACGGCTACAAGGACCAGTTCTATCCGACGTTCGCCCACAAGGACTCGGGCGAGCCGATTCTGGAGATGGAATGGAACCGCGCGGACGCCATGCTCAAGCAGGACGCCACCATGCGTATCCGCTTCCACCTGCTCATCCGGCCGTCCAGCAACGGCGATCAATGGTTGTGCCATGACCACTACCTCTACGCCTTCGATGGCCGGGGTGTGGCGTGGCGCCTGCCGCTCGGCAATCTCTACGAGACGTGCCAGGTCTGCATGGGCCAGTACAACTCGACATCGCCAACGGTGCTCGAAGCTGTGCAGAAGGCCATCCATCAGTTCCGCACCGCACCGTGGAACTCCGACCTCTTCTATCAGGGCGACACCATCTGGAAATTCATTCGCTTCAAATCGGTGGACAACAAGTTCCACACTCAACCCATCTTGGCGCCGTGGACTACTCTTTGCACCAAGGTATCAACCGCACTCCTTAAATTCTGCCAGGTATGAGCCTACCAAATCCTGAACTATACCAGGCGCTGCTCAATAGTCCTCCGAGCTTCGACTGGAAGGAGTATCTGGAGGAAAAAATGAAGTCGGCGGCGAGTGCGATCCCGAAAGACTCGTTTGCTCTTCGCGCGGTCCAATACAGCCGACAGAACTACACGGTAGCCCTGCTGCTGGCGTTCGACTCGGTCCTCCGGGACGATTGCCGGTCGGCTGGCATTGACGTGCGCGAGTTCGACAACATCGTCGGGCAGGCACAGCAGTTCATCCTCACTAAAACGCAACCCAAAGTGACACCCGCCAACAAAATGGTGCAGGTGTTGAGAAAGCTGACGGGAATATGAAGTCAAACATTTACATCATTGGGTGTGGAGGTGTCGGCAGCTGGCTCACCCCGGCGCTCACCCTCCTCACGTCACCGGGTCAAATCACCCTCATCGACGCGGACACGCTGGAAGAGAAGAATCTCGACCGGCAGCTGTTCAAGCCGGAGGACATTGGCCGCTCGAAGGCTGAGGCATTGGCTGAGAAATACGGCTGCCTCTTCCGCAACGAGTGGTTCGCTGAAAGCCTCATTGAGTTCGGTGAGGACGACTGGCTGGTCGTCTGCGTCGACAACCACCGGGCACGCCGCGCGGCGCTGTCCGAGTGCGATCGGTGGCAGTGCAAGGCCATCTTCGCGGCGAATGAGACGCACTCAGCCGAGGCGTACTTCTACCAGCCGGAGTGGAAGTCAACCGCGGTTGACCCGAGAACCTACTTCCCGGACATACTGACCGACACCAGCGGTGACCCGCGAGCGCGGGGCATCGGGTGCACGGGCGAAGCCCAGAAGGAGAACCCGCAGCTCGTCACCAGCAATTCGCTGGCGGCGTCACTGGCCGGCCACCTCTTCGCGCTGTGGCATCTGCACGCGCCCACGGTGAAGGCCAAAATCATCCCCAGCCTGCCCTATCGCCTCGTGGCGAACCGGACACGGATGGAGACACACCTCATCAAAGACAAACTGAAACCAGAAACGAAAGGACAGAACAATGAGTCAGGAAATACCGCTGCCTCCACGAAATCCATACCCGGAGGAAGCGACACTAACGGAGGACCAGCGATACTCGAGCGAGAGAGCAGCGGCACCCGAAACGCCGCCGAGCCCACCGCCGTCGCCAACCTCGCAGGCGCAGGAGAGCACTGATATGGCCACCAAAAAAGTGGAGGTCGAACTCGACGGAGCCAAGAAAACCGTCGAGGTCAAATCGCCTCCGAAAAAGAAGTGCAACATCACTGACTTCCTGCCCCGCAGCGTGATTGACCTGGTGAAGTCAGCACCCAATAACGAAACGATCCGCAACCTGCTGCTCGCGCACCTCAAGGTGCCGGTGCCGCGGGAGGAGGACACCTTTGAGAAGGTGAAGAATTGGATCGAGTACAACTGCGAGATTCCCCCCAAGCCGAAGTCGTCTTGGGAGCTGGAAATGGAACGTCAGCAGGCTGAGCAGGAGCGGCTGAACGCAGCAGCGGCCGAGCGCCGACGGACTCAGGTGATGGTGGAGGTTGTAGCTTCCGAGCGTGAGCATGGACGCTGCTCCTACCACAACACGCGCGAGGGCCGAGGGCAGATGGGTGTCTGTCGCGAGGCGCTCATCGAAGCTGCTTCGGAAGCGAGCGATTCAGACGAGTTCTTCGACCTAATCGCCTCAAAAATAGATGAGGATTCTCCGAGCGACTACCTCACCATGAGAGACGTGGAAGGAACGGCCGAGTACGACGACCACGAGTTCGACGAGACCACCGACAGCGAAATCACCATCCAGGACGCGGGCAAGACCGCGCTCAAGGATGCCTTGCGGACGGCTGACCCCGCCCTCTTCGCTGAGTTATTCCCCAACGGATAAGAATCAACCAGTAAACAAAAGGACAGAAAATGAAACTGAAAGTACAAGGGGGCTTCATCGAGGATGACGCCTCCGTTGCAGGTCTATTCGACTGCACCATGAAGTATGAGATCAAGAACACCAAGGCAACGATAGATTGGAAGGGCCCGAAGATCCCGCTCGATGTGTGGAACGAGGTCCTTTCCTTCTTCCAGTGGTGCTACAACGAGTATCGCAGCGAGTGCCAGGTGCGGCTCTATGTCAGTCCCACCCTCCAGACGTGGAAGGCCTACGCCTATCCGCAGGAGGCCAAGACCGGCATGACCGCTCATGAACTCGACAACGAGGAGAAGCGCAAGCAGCACGCGGAGCTGGGATTGCAGCCACCCGATTGGTTCGCCTTCGGCACGGTGCATCACCACTGCTCGGCCAGTGCCTTCCAGTCGGGCACGGATGAGACCAACGAGCAGAATCAGGATGGTCTGCACATCACCATTGGCCACATGTCCAACAAGGACAAATACGACATTCACGCGCGGTTCTACCGGAAGGGGCTAGTCATCAAGGATGAGAACCTCAACATGGCGTGGTTCGTTGATACCGACCCGATACTCGCTGAGTGTCCCGAGAAGTTCCGGCCCTACCTGCCGAACGATTGGGCGAACAAGCAGGCCCGCCGGCTGCTCACGACTCCACCGACAGAGTTGAGCTTCCCCCAGCAGTGGAAGGACAACGTCATCGAGATCAAGCCGGCTGTCACCACCTACACGGGCTCCAGTGGATCGATTCCTTTGGGCGGCATGACCGGTGGGCATCAGTGCCCGTCGATGTACTCGGCCGAGACCGAGCCGCTGTGGAAGCGGACCGACGCTGCGTGGAAGGAAATCATCTACAAGTGCGTGGACAAAGGTGTTGAACTTGATGACTTGAGCAATGCGCTCAGTGAGATGGCGCTGGTGGACTTCGCTCCTTACATCATCTGCATGGCTTGTCGTCATCACAAGGTCGACCCGGACGATCTGGAGCGTCAATGCGTGCCAGACTTGGAGAAGGCGATGGTCGAAGAAGCGCTCCAGCAGCAGAAGGAGAAAGAGGACAAAAGCAAGGGTGGGGAGAAGGAGAACCACACCTTCCCAAAATCCGAAACCAACGAGGGCGGAAAAAGAAAAGAGGCCGATGGAAGGGGCCCCGTTGGTGGAATCGATGATGACCTGCAATGGGAGGCCTGGAGATTAGGTATCTAACCAACAATCTGGGGTGTGGGGCACGCAAATGCGCGCGGTTGCGGACGGTCGCTCTGTCCCGGCCTGCTCCACACCCCGACTTTTTCACTATGAAAAAATACCAACACAATCAAATCTGCACCGACAACAGCAGCATCGAAGTGGGCAAGGAGTACGACTATACCGAAGATGGCGCTCCCTGCCGGGTGAAGGTGCTCGCCGATGAATCAAACGACGAGATGCTCGCTTTCAAACTGGAAGTAACCCAAGACCCGACCGGCCGCTATGGTGGTGTGGGTTCCAAATTCGAGGTCAGCGCCGCCACCGGCAACTACGCTTTCAGCGGAATGTGGCGGCTGTGGGACCCGGGAGAGTATCTACCGTGAACATTGAAATGATGCAAGGACCCGAAGGCCTGCCGCACATCGGCGGCTTTCTGGCGGCAGCGTTTACGAACATGCACCCGCAGGAAGCGCAGGTGATTTTGTCCGCCGTGTTTGTCAACATGGTGGGCAACATCCCCGACGAGCAGTGGGAGCTGATTAAGGAAGCCTCAACCTTGCCGTGCGAGTGTGGAGATCCGCAGTGCGGTGAGGCCATCAAAGCAGTCATCAAGGCCGGCGACGAGTGCCGCGCCCATTTCAAACGCGTTATCGACCGCCAGCGTCCCGAGAACCCCGAAGAAAAAGGATTAGCAGAATGAGTGCGGTCGTTGATGGCGTGTTTCAGCGCTCCTGTGAGGGCTGCGGCACCAAGATGGACCGGCACGAACGGAAAAATAAAAAGTTCTGCTCGGTCGAATGTAGAAAGCGATTCGCGAAAAATGGCTACAAGCCAATCGTGAAGGTTGGTCCTGCCGTCTCCACAGGAGTCCGCGGCGCCATCAACGAACTGTTGGTGTGCGCGGACTTGATGAACCGTGGATACAGCGTGTTTCGTTCAGTCTCTCAGTCGTGTTCGTGCGACCTGATCGTGATGATGCCCAACGTTCTTCTTCCAGTGCAGCAGCAGACATTTCTTCGAGTGGAGGTGACAACCGCCACCCGAACCAGAAAAGGGGAAGCCGTCTTTGCCCCGCACGACCCAGACGCCTACGATTTGCTGGCGCTCGTGTTTGTGGACGGTGAGATTGAATATCGACCAACAATATGAATGAACCAGATGACCAGATCCCAGGAGCGGAAATAACCGTTCCAGCAGTCAATGACGAACGCTTGCGAGAAGCACAGCAACAGCAGCAACCCATCACGCCAGCCCAAGCACGGGTTGAGGCGGTGGCAGACGCGCTGAGTGCGGCTTACGCCAACGCTTCCAAACTCAACCTGACACCCGAAGAGGCCAACGCCCTGTCCGAGGACTTCCCCGACGAAGCATTCCGGCAAGGCGCTGGCGGTGACAACGAGTTGATTTACATCGAGCACGCATACCTACGGCAGCGCTTGAACAAAGTGCTGGGTGTGGGGGCGGTTGTCCCCATCCGCCGACGCGAGTGGGCGGAAGAATTTACCTACTGGAAGGACAACCGGGAGAAAAAGGCCGTGAAAGTTTACGCCGACGTGGTCCTTATTGCCCGTGGCTGTGTGGTAGGTGAGGCCATTGGGGACGCGGTTTATTACCCCGATAACGCTAAATCCAACTACTCGGACGCCTTGGAATCAGCCAAATCGAATGCATTCAGGCGGTGCTGCAAGGAGTTTGGGGTCGGATTGCAGGCTTGGATGAAGGGATGGTGTGAGGGGTGGAAGGAGCGTAACCGAGGTCCAAGAGGCTCCCAGCCGCCCCGTGGAGCGTTTGGAGGGTCCCAGAGCAGCGCTCCCCCTCCTGCGGCACGGCCTAGCCCCCAGCCCGCAACGCGGCAGGCCGCTACAGCGAGTCAGGTTCTCCCTCAGGAGGCCACCGAGGACCAGCGAAATCGGTTCATCGCCCTGTTCCCGGGCACCAATGCCGATTATGCCCTGCGATTCTTCCAGTCGAAGGGGTGGATACCCAACACGCCAGAGGCAAAACTTGCCGACCTGCCGTTGAAATACGTTCCGACCACTAAAAAGGCAGCCGACGACCTCTTTGCTCAAGTCGAGGCGTTCGTCACGCAGCCGCCAGCTGGGGAAGAAGAGCCATGGCGGAAGTATCTGATGCCGTGGGGTCGCAACAAGGACATCCCGCTCGCCGAGCTGGAGAAGAACTACCTCTACGGCCTCGTGATGAACTACGAGGTCGAGCGCGAGTACAACGGCCAGCCAAAGAAAGCTGAGTCGATCGCCAAGGATGAGGAGTTTCGCCGGATGCTGGACGCCGCGGGCGTTCACTACGGCTGGACGAAGGAGTCAGCAGAATAATCAATCGCCAGCCATCGCTGACCACGGTGGCTGGCTCAACCAAAGGACAGATGAAATCGATAGCAATACTCAACGGGGAAAAGGGCACGGTGCACATCCTCCCCAACTGCATCTCTGAGTCTCAGTCAAACGCCGGGGTTCAATCCGATGCCGAAGAGGCGGTGGATGAGTGGTGTGAGCGGCAGGGAGTCAGCGCCAACAACATTAACTGGCAGGTGTTCGACGGCACGATTCGCTTGGAGGATATGTTGTGAACAATAGCCAACGCTTCGCAATGCTGGAGGCGACGGCGCAGATGATTGAGGACGAGGCGGGAGAGAGTGTATGGAAGCTGGTTTATCCTCGCCGTTATGTGCCTCCTCAGGGCTACGCAAACCCGCGCTGGAACTCGGCACTGCTCGAAGTCTACATGCACTTCATGGACAACCCGCACCCGAACAAGGTGGAAGTGGATTGCATCCTGTGCGCGTGGCAAATCCTGAAGAACCTGGTTCCGACGTTCTTTGTCGGACAGGACTTCGCGGAGTCGCTTGTGCAGACCGAGCCACCAGAGAACCTCACCATCCGGGAGCTGCAATGGCCGTTTGACGGCATGTGCTTCATGCTGCCGGAGAAGTTTCAGATGGATTACCTCGGCGTGCATGTGCCGTTCGTCAGGATGGCTCTGCAAGAAACTGGTCCACAGCCGGCGCCTGAGCGGGTGAAGAAGTTCTACCCATGGGCACCCACCTTCGGCATCTCAGCCGACGCGTACGGTGAGAAGGCCTTCATCATCACGTTCACCGCGATGTATGACGACAAGCCGGTGGATTACTCGGGCAGCTTCAGTGACCTCGACACGCTGCACAAGATGATGACTGACCAGCGCTACCAGGACTTCTGTGTCGATCCTGAGTCGGCCAAGGAAATGGAAATCGTGGCGCAGACCAATACGGTCGAGGACATGAAGCTGATTAAAAAGGTGATTGCTCTCTGTGGTCACCTGCTGCTCGCCATGAACGCGGTGCCGGAGCAAATCGAGCACGAGTTCATGCTGCGCCCACCGAAGCTACGTAACGGTGTGGTGGTGAAGTCAGAACTGTGGTCGCCCAACTTCATCGGCCGGAAATACACCTGGCTGCGAGAGAGTGGCGCGTCACAGGGAACGCACGCCAGCCCACGACTGCATCCTCGCCGCGGTCATTGGCGACACCAGCCTATCGGACCCCGCTTCGAGGATAAATCAAAACGACAATCAAAAGTAATTTGGATTCGACCAATGTTGGTCGGAGCGAAAACAGAAAGGACAGAATCATGCGTATAACAAACACCCAAGGACTTCCAGAACCACTGGTCCGAGCGGTCACTCACGACAATTACGACAAGGGTGGTGCCGATTATTCAGTAACCGAGTTAATAAAACCACCACGCATAGCGGCTCTTGAACTCAAATACGCCGACCAATTGGAAGAGGATGCCAGCGACCGTCTGTGGCTGCTTATGGGGAAGGCCGGCCACGAAGTGCTACGCAGAGCATCGGATGGCGGCATTGTGGAAGAGCGGTGCGTTGTGGACTTCGACGGTTACAAGGTGTCTGGACAGCTGGATTACGCCGTGAGTGAGCAGTCCATCATCGATTACAAGTTCGTCTCGCTCTGGGCCATCAAGGACGGCATCAAGCCGGAGTGGGAGCAGCAGCTGAACGTCTACAAGTACATGGCTGACCAGTACGGCGTTACGGTGAAGGAACTCAAAATCATTGCCATCCTACGGGATTGGAATGTGAGTGAGGCGAGCCGCAATCCCGAGCTGCCGCAATCACAGGTGGTTGTCCTTAAGTCGCTCATCTGGCCAAAGGAAGCCGTGGAATCCTGGCTTCGCAAACGTATCGCTCTTCACGAGAATGCCCGCAGTGGGGCCCTGCCAGAATGTACCCCCGAGGAAATGTGGGAGCGACCGGAGCGTTACGCGGTGATGAAGAAGGGTAACAAGAAAGCCAGCCGGGTGCTCGACTCGAAGCTGGAGGCTGGCCAGTGGATGGCCAGCCAACCCAACCCCTCGCAATTCGAGATCGAAGTGCGGCCGGCTGAGCGGCCACGCTGCGAAAACTACTGCTCAGTCTCGCAGTTCTGCGAGCAATTCAAGCTATGGAAAAAGGAGAACGGACTATGAACCGAGAGGCATACAACGAAGCGTGGACCAAACTATTGGCCGCCAGGAGAAGTGGAAATGTTGGCATGGTCCATCAATGTGCTGAAGAGCTTGCCCACACAGCAAGGGTTTTGGCCATTGACGGAAACAGCACATCTATCGAAGCCTGCGAGCACAAGCGCGGCAAGAACGGTTACTGCGTTCACTGCGGTCATCACTCGTGCATGGATCCTATACCGGTCAATCCAATGGAAAAAGGAAAAATATCCAAATGAGAACCTCAGATCATATCAATAAATTCAGACGCACCAAACACCCCATGCCTCAGTACTCAACTACTGATGCTGATGGGATGAACGGGTGCTTTGAGATCCCCTACGAAAAGGACGACAGGATTCGCTTCTTGTGTATCGTCAGCAATGGCGACGGCTGGGAAGAGTCCCACGGTCCAGGGGAAGCGTGGGAGCACATTTCAGCACGCGCCCAAAGCCGAAACTCCGAAGGCCGGGTTTACGAGCGGGTGCCAAACTGGGCTGAGATGTGCTGGCTCAAGGAATTGTTCTGGAATGATGACGAATGCGTTGTGCAGTTCCATCCTCCAAAGAAGGATTATGTGAACTATCACCCGCACGTTTTACACCTGTGGAAGCCGAAGAACATCATATTTCCGACGCCTCCCATCCTTTGTGTTTGACACCTTAAATGTTTCATACTTGAATCACCAAACAAATGAAAGAGACAGAAGCCAGAGCAGTCGTGGCTGAACTTCAGGCTGCACCACTTACCCTCACTCAGCTCAAGCAAATCGTCAGTCGCAACTTGAGCGCCACCATCGACGCCGGACGGGCGTTGAAGGAAATTCGGGACCGTGAACTCTGGAAGGAGGAGAAGTCAGAATCGTTCCAGCAATTCTGCATCGACAACTGGGGCGTCAGCAAACAACGGGCGTATCAGTTGATTGATACCGCCAAGATCGTGGAGGCCCTGCCTCCCGAACAGTCAACCGCGGTTGACTCCGAACGGGCCGCTCGTGAGCTGAAGAAAGTTCCGGAAGCCGAGCGTGCCGAAGTAGTTAAGCGGGCGCAAGAAGCAGGGCCTGTCACTGGACCAGCCATCACCAAGGCAGCGAAGCAGGTCAAGGCGTCCGCGATATACGACCGAACCGGATTTGAGATTCCCCAGCCGTCGCCAGCCAGCGCGACATGGCTGCGTATGGATGAAATCCAGGAGATGCTCACCGCGCTCAGCAAAATCAAAACTCGTGTGGAGCGGGGCTGCTCTCCGGGCGACCCGAAGAACGCTGACCCGGTCTACACCGAGATCAACTTCTCGGCTTTTACGAACGACCTGCAAAGCACCTACTCATTGCTTAAGGTGGCACTGCCTTACGCGGTGTGCCCGACCTGCCAAGGGCGCGTGCTATCACCGTGCACAACCTGTTTGGGTCGCGGCATGGTCAGTGAGTTCTACTGGAAGCACAAGGTGCCGGAAAAGACCAAGGAGATTCGCGAGAAGGCGGTCAACGCTGCACTCGGGAAGAAAGGTCGGAAGTGATTCGCCCTTATCAGGACGACTGCGTGGCAGCAACACTGGCCGAGTTTGACAAAGGGGTCATGTCGACAATCAATGTGCTAGCGACCGGGCTTGGCAAGACCCGTATCACCGCCGAGCTGATACGTAGGGTGCAGCCTAGCCGGTGCCTTTTTTTATGCCATCGAGACACCCTAGTTTACCAGGCAAGGGACACGATTGAGCAGAACGCCGGCGTTAAGGTTGGGATTGAGATGGCAGACCTCAAAGCTGATTACGGTGTTTTCTCGAAAGAGCAAGTTGTGATCGGCACCGTTCAAACCCAATACTCAGGCAATGGTGGGGATGGACGCATGGCGAACTTTAGGCCGACAGACTTCGATTATATGTTCCTTGACGAGTGCTTTCCTGCGGGGACGCTGGTGGACGGCATTCCAATCGAACAGCTCAAAAAAGGAGACACGGTGAGGTCAATGGGAAAAACCATCGAGCCTAAGAAGGTCGTCGCCACCTTCAAATCAAAGCCTCACTGTATGGTGAGGGTGGCGTTTGCCTCGGGGCACACGATGGTCACTACCAACAGCCATCCGATATTCAGTATCGGAGTTGGTGGTTACGTTCCCGCTCACGCATTGACAAGCAACTCAGTGGTGTTTAGACTCATCACTAATGAGCCTGAAATGCTGCGAATGTGGAGGAGTCGTCACACCAAAGACAAAATACGAACGCTTTCGAGTCTCGTCTGGAAAGAGGCTGTTCTGTTCCCACTCCTGCGCGCGCGCAATGCGATCAAGGGAGTCGTCATCGACTATGGCGAGAACAAATCGAAAATACGCATCCCAGAGGATGACCTACCGCAACCCTATGTTCCAACCGATCACTCGCAAGAAGATGGCCGCCACGCTACGACGGATTGGCCACCAGCCTATTTCTCGGGGTGGAAATGGGAAAGGTCCAACAAGCACCGAGGCGGCACTTGCCGCCGCGTTATCTTGGAGCACCAATGTCGTGGTGAAAACGAGTATGCCGAGAGATTCGGGTTATCCAACCTGCTACAAGCTGGATGTTGGCCATCCTCAATTAAAGATCGGGGTGGAAATAGATGGTCGTTCACATTCTGCGGCGACCAGGAGGCAACAGGACAGCAAGAAGGTCGATTTTTTACAGTCGATAGGGTGGAAAGTGTTACGTTTCTCGAACCAGGAAGTGATGGAAAATTTGGAGGGCTGTGTCCAGATGGTTTTGTCTACAATATTGAAGTAGAGGACAACCACAATTACTTCGCTGATGGCGTGCTCGTCCATAACTGCCATCACTGGGTCGCTCCCTCCTACCTCAAGGTGGTCCGCTACTTTCAGCAAAATCCTCGACTCAAGGTTGTGGGGTTCACCGCCACCCCTGACCGATCTGACGAAGAAGCTCTCAAGCAGCTGTTCCAGACAACAGCCTACAAGATGGACATTCTGGCGGGCATCGGCGAAGGCTGGCTCGTCCCCATCAAACAGCACTACGTCCCGGTGGAAGGGCTTGACTACTCCCACATCTCCACCACCGCCGGGGATCTCAACCTCGGACAACTCTCAGCCGTGCTCGAAGAAGAAGAGACGGTTCAACGCATGATTCAGCCCACCCTGGAAGCCTCGTGGAGTTTACCTGACCGGTATCTGGACTTCGCCCCAGTCGAGGACTGGGGGCAGGTGCTGCGCCGGAAAGGCAAGCCACGCCGGACGCTCGTGTTCTGCACGAGCATCAAGCAGGCCCAGCGTTTCTCGGAGGTTCTGAACCGGGTGGTCAGCGGCATGTCCACGGCCATCTGGGACAAAGTTTCGCGCGAAGAGCGGAAGGTTATCCTCAAGGACTTCAAATCTGGTGCGTTGCAGGTGCTGGTCAATGTCGGCATCTGCGGCGAGGGATTTGATAACCCCGCCGTGGAGCTGCTCATCATGGGCCGCGCTACAAAAAGCCGGAGTCTCTACACCCAGTTCGCCGGCCGTGGCCTGCGTCCCGCCGACTCCATCGCACGACTGCTCAACGACTGCGTGGACTCAGGTTCGCGCTGCAAACTCATCGCCCAGTCCGAGAAACCGAGCTGCACCGTGCTCGACTTCGTGGGTAACTCCGGCAACCACAAGCTAATCACCGTGGCTGACATTCTTGGCGGTAAGGTCAGCGACCGCGCCCTGAAACTCGCGAAGAAGAAAATGGAGAAGAAGGGCGAGGCGATGGATGTCATGGAGGTGCTGGAAGAATCGGAGGAGGAGATTCGCAAACGCATCGAGCGCACCAAGCGCGAGGCCGAGGCCCGGCGCGTGAAGCTGGTGGCCCGCTCGAAGTACACCAAGATCGAGATCAACCCCTTCGATGCGCTCGACCTGGTTCCCACCAAGCCCAAGCCGTTCGACATGGGAAAGAAACTGTCCGAGTCGCAGGTGAACCTGATGGCTCGCTTCGGCATCAACGCTTCTCAGTATCCCTACACGCAAGCCAAGCAGCTCTTTGTCGAGCTATGCAAGCGCCTGAAGGACCGAAAGGCCACACCACGTCAGGCCGACGTGCTCAAACGAGCGGGCTACGCGAACGCGGCCGAGCTGCCCGCCAAGGAGGCCAAAGTCCTCATCGATAATCTCCGAAACAACGGATGGAAACGACCAGTCAGTAAACCAGTAATCGCCGAAGAACTATTGTAAACTTATGGACACCGAACCCAAACCCACACCTCCCACTCTCGAGAATATTGAGAGTGGAAAAGCTACCTTTATCCTCCCGCCAAAGAATAAACGGGTGCCGCCGCGCTTCACCAGCAAGGAGCAGATCATCGCAAGGATCGATAAGTTCACAAGAAAGGCAAAACGCTATCGTTCCGAGCAAACCAAAGCCTATCAGGATGCCAGAGATCTTCGGGAGATAGCGCATCGTAACGAGAAAAACCCGAGCCCCATGGTGATTCCCGGCACTCTTATCAAACAAGCCACCAGCCTCGACGCTTTCGGGGACAAGCGCGGACGTCAGGCGGACCGACTGGAAAAGGATGTGCTATCAAAACTGTCGCGCAAGCTGGCCGAGTTTCAAACCGACACCATTCCTGGATTTATGGATGACCGGAGCATCCCGGGTTTATGAGCACCATGGCTAGGGTGAGCCGCGCCCATAAATGCCCGGTTTGTGACCATGATACGTGGTGTCTGGTGGGCAAGAGCGCGATTCTGTGTATGAGGGTGCAGTCGGACCGTCCCAGAACCTTGCGCGGTGGGGAGGTAGGCTGGGTGCATCCCTTGGGAGACGCGAAGCCGTTCGTGCGCGAATCGCGAGCGAAGGAGCCTCCCAAGATAAACGCTCGCAAGGTGTTGGCAGAATGGAAGCGAGCGTATCCATTCCCACGATTGGCGGTGTTGGCACACGACCTTGGCGTTAGCATTCAATCACTCGAAGAAACTGAATGCTGGCTGGCGGGTGGATATAAGAACGCTTGGTGTTGGCCAATGCGTGATGGGTATGGAGACTACACAGGCATACGCATTCGTAATCTTCTGGGAGACAAGTGGGCGGTGACGGGATCACACGCTGGCATATTCGTCCCAGTCACAAAACCACAGCCGAGGATGCTCGTTGTCGAAGGTCCCACCGACCTCTGTGCCGCTCTCTCGCTTGGCTATTACGCTATCGGGCGTCCGAGTTGCTCAGGCGGCGTTCCTCACATCGTAGACCACGTGAAGCGAAGCCGAGTAAAGGAAGTGGTGATCGTGGCTGATAATGACGACCCTGGCATTCGTGGCGCCAAGGACCTCCAGCGCTGGCTTACGGTGCCTTCCTGCCTCATGGTGCTTCCGTGCAAGGATCTGAGAGAGTTCGTCAAGTTCGGTGATAAGTCCACCATCGACTCGATGATTAACCAACTGGTGTGGACTCAACCAAGTAAACCAAATGACCAAAGAGAACAGATTGACCCTTGATACTGATACGGAGGTGTTCTTCTACGAGAACGACCACTACTACCTATCCAACTTCTCAGCATTCGAGGTGGGCTGGAAGGGGATAACGTTCCCCACTTCAGAGCACGCCTATCACTGGGAAAAGTTCCCAGACATGCCGGTTCAGCAGGATATTATCGTCGCCACTTCCGCCCATGAGGCTCTCCAGTTGGCGCGACAATACAAGACGGCTGTGCGTGAGGATTGGAATCAGGTGCGCGTTGGAATTATGAAGGAAATTCTCCGCGCGAAGGCCCAGCAGCATGAGTATATTCGCCGCAAACTACAGCAGAGTGGTACCCGTACACTCATCGAAAACTCGTGGCGTGACGACTTCTGGGGCTGGGGTCCAAACCGGGACGGTCAGAATATGATGGGTAAGCTGTGGATGGAGATTCGCGCTGAGTTGTTCACTTCGGTTTAAGCAGCGCGTCCACCAAAGCATTCCTCATTCCGTCTGCAATATCCAGACGCTCCTGTGCCGCCTGATACCAGAGGTCCCAATCCTCTGGTGTCATTTCTGCCATCAATGCCCTGTCGGTCTTTCGAGTCCCTGTGAACGGCGAGTCTTTCCACTGTTTGATTCGACGGTCCACCTCTTCGGGCTTCCGGGTTTTCAACAACTTGTTCACCGCCATTTGTGCGGCCCGTTCATCCTGCCTAATGATCGCACTGCGAAGGAGTTGATAGTCCGACTCCTGGAATACGTCCTGCGTCCGGCGCTTGTATTGTTCACGGATATCTTCGTCCGAGTTGGTCCGCATCCAGTTGTCGGCCATACGCCCAAATCGCGACATGGCGCTGTCGGTCCGGGTGCGCGTGATGCCCGCCAGCCCAAGCGCAAATTCCTGCCCACTCTTCTTCCCACCAAACACCCGTCCCGCTTCTTCGATAGGTGAAATCTTTTGTGCCGCAAAACTTCCCAGGTCTTTTAGTGTGTCCATGCTGGGATGTCGCTCGTAGACTGGCAGACCTGTGCGCAGGTTTCGATTAAACGCGAGTTCCATGGCCCCCTGCGTCACTGGAGAGGGCGTCAATACCGACTGCACCAAAGCTTCCGGAGTTTTCTTACCACGCGCCACATCCATCACTCCCTGCGGGAATGTCGCAGATCCAGCCCGACGCATCTTCAGTCCTTTCGTCTTGAGCACTTTGTTTACGATGTCGTCGATGATGGGGTAAGCCACCGCCATCAGGAATCCGATTGTTGCCACGCGTCCAAGCCCCTCCAGACGCTGACCCTTCGTGCTGTTGGGCGAGAACACTTCCTTGGCTATCTCACCGTACGACCGGAGAGCGCCGTAATGGTAATGACCCCAAAGCGTCAGCAGCGGGTTACGCATGACGTGGGAAATCAGCCGGGAGTTCAGCACGCGCGGCGGGATGCGGTAGTTCGGCATGTGCTTGCCGACTTCACTAATGGCATCCTCAAGACCAAGACCGGTGCGAGCCATCGTTTCCCGGATGAGCTGGAGGGTCAGCACCTCGTTGGTTCCCCACGTCAGCGAGTCACCGAACGCACGGATCATGCGCAGTGGGTTGATGTAACCGAGTCCACGGGCAATACGGGTGCCCAGTGAAGGATTGGGGTCCAGCTCTTTACGGAGCAGGTTGAGCACTTCCTGGTTTATCTTTCCCATACCACGCATCAAAGGCGCTCCGGCACGAAGAGCCTGGTCCCGGAAACGGCTTCGGGTCAGGACGTCGTTAAACGCCTGCACGCCGCTCTTTAGCATCCGGTCGTAGCCCATCGGCTTGCCCCACTCGATGCCACGCGCGGTGAACCAGTGTGCCAGCAGGTTAGGCTCGTGGACGAATGGGTTCCACACAAACAGTGAGTTGCGCAGGAAATTGGTCAGCTTCGTGACATACTTCATTGGCAGGGAAGGGCCGCGTTGCTCTTCCGCGAATAAATCCAAAACATCTGCGGTTCTAGGTTCTATCATAAGCCCCTGGAAAGCTCGCATTGCCCCAGACGTATCTTTAACCGGCCTCCAATCTTCAGGTATATTTCTTTCCCTGGAGGAGCGCGAGATGCGTTTGAAATCACCCGAGTTCTTCAAGTCCTCCAGGAATTGTTTGGCTCGGTAAATCTGCTTCAGCTTAAGGTTCTGAGTAATAATACCCGACATCGGCTCCTGGTAGTAGCGCGTGTTGGTGTTGCTCTCGATCTCGTTGATCGTCGCGTCCGTGAACCGCCACGTCTTGCCGTTTTTGTCCTTCCACATGCGAGGCACGTCGAACACTGGTGATGGATATTTCTCCGCTACGTCGGCATAGTCGCCGTTGATGGAGGCCAGCCGGTCCTTGATGCCATTTACCTTCACCGGGTCGGCGTTGGGGTCTTTGGCCAGTCGGTCCTGCTCCTTCAAAAGCGCCTGCTCTTCCTTGTCCAGTTTGTCGAGTTCTGCCAGCCGACGTGCTTCCACAATGCGCTGCGTGCGCTGCTGCTGTGGTGTCAGTTCCTTCACTTCCAAACTCTCAGGAGGCATCTTACCCAGCAGTTCAGCCTTCCCCTTCTCGTAACCAATGACACGCGTTTCCTTGCCGTCGCCCACGAGTGCAATCAGACGTCGGCTGCCATCTGGCGCTTCGAGCGCCTTGAACACACGACGCTTGAAGAAGCTGGCACCTTGGCCCAACAGCGAGCCTTCCGTTATGCGCTGCTTCGCGCCCTGCCAGAGCCGGTTGTACAACGAGTGCGTATCCTGCACCACGCGGCCGAGGTAAGTCGATTCGCCCACCGGTATGCCTGCCCGCATGAGCGAGCGATACATCTTCTGATTGTCCTCCATCAGCGGCTTGAGGAACGTCTCGTAAATCGTCTGCTGGGCATCGGTCAGTTGGATGTTGGATTTCTTTAGCACCTGCATCTCGTCGGCATACTGGAGCAGCTTCGGACGGTCGGCCTCAGGAATTATTTTAAGGGCCGACTTGATGACTGGCAGCGCCAGATCGTAGTCCGCTTTCTCGCTGGTCTTGAGGCGATAAAGTTGATCGGACAGATTGCCGGCGCTCGAGATGTTTTTGCTCGTTTCTCTCAGATACGCCTTCAACTTCTCGGTGGTGTCCTCTACCTTTCGCAGCATAGCCGGGCCCTCTTCCCCAGGCAGCATTTCCACCGGATTTACTTCGACTCCCTGAGGTGGTGTTGGGCTTAGCTTACGGATGCGGCCTTGGGTGGTGCTGGTGGGGGCACGGCTGCGGAGGGTGGTAAGCTCCCGGGCTCCTGTCTCTCTTGGCTTTCCTCCTGGCGGAACCTCTTTAGGAGCGCCGTAACTGCCTTGCTCCATCGTCCTTTGGATGAAGTCGCTGCGGGTGTCGCTGTTACTGTAGTTTTCATAAAGTTTATCCAGAACTCTTCCCAGTGCCTCACCTTCACTCAACCCTTTGGTTTGGGCCTGCTCCATGGCCACCAGCTTTCTCAGGCCGTTAATCATGGACCGACTGGCGGTCGCAGCTTCCCGCTCAATCTTACGACTGAACATCGTGGCGTCGGAGGGTGGAGTGTCGCCAAAGAAATTGTGAAAATCCTTCAACTCCTGCTCGGTTGGACGGGGCAGATTGGGTTCCCGCTCCTGAGGATACAAGAACGACTCTGAGGATTCTTTGCCGGGCTCCACGGGATATTCCACTTCCACTTCCGGAAGCGCACCCACACGCGTCATAGGGATTCCCTCAGTTCCAGTTCCATGTTCTCGCACCAGCGTGGCAGCCTCGTCTCCGAACGCTTGCTGGTAATCGGCCATCGACATGAATTTCTGATGAAACCCCTGGCGTGGCTCGCTCAGCAAAATGGAAGCAAAAGGCGTATACCGATGCAGCAAGTCAGCAATAGGCCGGCTGTTGCGCTCTTTGCCGGCAATTTCCGGGTCCACTATCCGGGTGACATTGTCGCCTTTGTAAGTCGATACCAAATGCACCGATCCATCCGTTTTATCAAACAGCGCGGTGATGCGTTTGGTGGCAGATACCGGCAGCTCTGAACCGCCACTGCGAGCGCCACTGGTCAGGAACTTATTCAATTCCTCCGGACTCGACGCCTCGTCAGACGAGATGGGACGCACGGTCATCTCCCGTCCAGGCTGGTCAAACCCAATATCTTTGGGAAAAATCTTTTGCTCTGGAGCCACCTCTTTCGCCCCTGCCTGGGCTGCTGACGCCCTTTCTTGAAGGGGAATAGTTTCTTCACCAGGAACCCCACGAGCAGTCATGGCTCCAAACAGCTCCTCTTGCTCACCCGGCTTGCCTTTTTTACGGAGCATAGCTGGGCCTTCCGGTTCTCCCGATCGCTCCACCGCCGCGAACGGACTGAAGCCTTTTATGATTTTCTCTCCAGGTTTCAATAGGCCATGCGACCATTGGCCGCGTTCATCCACCCTGCCAATCGAATCCACTTTGGAGCCGCCATACTTCTCAATCATGGCCTTTCCGCCTGCGCTAACGTCGTATTGCTTGCCTGAGTAGGACGCACGGTAGACAGAACCATCGGGGCGGCGAATCAGCACCACACGCTCATCCGGCATCAGTGGAGGCAACGGACTATTTAAATCATCTTCAGGGGTGCCATCAGCACGACGAGTCATAAACGGCTGTTCAGCAACCGCTGCGCCAGCTCCAGATACGACTGCATCCCGGGCGGAGTTAATGTTCTCGCGCACTTTATCGAGGATGGATTTCTGATGCTCGCTCAACTCACTGTCCTTAAGGCTGCGAATTTTGCCTACAATGTGGGCAAGGTGGTCCAAAGCCTGAGCAGTCCAGCGTTCATGCAGAGCGAGTCCAACGAAGTCGCTGCGAGTCATTCCCATCGCGCGTTCTATGCGGTTGCGAATCGCCTCAAAGCCAAGCTGAGCTGGTGAAAACTTGGAGGCGTCCTGACCCTTGAGATATTGGCGCTTCAGTACGTATTGCTCGAAGGGTGACATCGACTCCCAGAACGGCTCAGCATCGTCCGGGTCAGTCTTGAGATGGATATCCTCATGCTCGAACGCCGAGCGCACTGCATCCTTCTTCTCTTCGGGGGATAGGTCTTTCAGGTCACGGTCAACCCACTTTGAGAATTGCTCAGGGTCAACGATGACTTGGCCTGTGTCGTGGTCGGCCAGCATTACCGCGCCTTCCCTAAGTTTTCCAAACGAATGCCCTTCCTCTGTCATGTGCTGCGCCAACAGCTTGGAATGCTCGTCGCTCAGTGGAACTTGGGCTTCTTGCGTGGGCCGTGACTGAACTCCTGGGCTACTTTCCGCGGGGGACACTTGCGCTTCGACATCGATGGGTTGTGAGCGCACATCGCCATGAACCGTTGCTGCTTCTTTAATTTGGCTGGCACTGGAGCCTCCTTCTTTGAATTCGGAATGGGCGAGGAGCGCCCCCATTCCAAGGTTTGCCGCCAGCGACGTGTAGGCGCGCGCTGTCTCCTGCGGGTCTTTGGCGTCACCGATGGCCTTAAGCGCTTCAGGAACTGACGCAGCCATCTGTGCACCAAAGTAAGCTTGAACTGGTTTCAGTTCTGCAAAAGGCAGTGTTGCAACGTTGCCGGGAGTGGTAAAACTCTCGATGGTTCCCGCCAGCCCCTCACCGATGCCGGCAGCGATCTTCTCACCAGACGTAGCGCCTTCCAATTCCTCAGGGGTCAACCGCGGTAGACTTAGCATTGGCTTACCCGGCTCCACTGGTGGAGTGTATAGCGCGACAGCTCCTCCACCCTTTTTATCCTCACGGACTGGAACATCGGCAGCGGTGGATCGCTTCAATCCAGTAAAAACCTGCGCTGCCGCCGGTTCAATAACTTTGTCGCTGAAGAATTTGAGAGCGCTGGAAAGACCCGGAACAGCTCCTCCCTCGCGCACGATGTCGTAGTCTGGGTTGAGGCTGGCGGGTATGCCAAGCTCAGCGAAGTTTTCCGGTGGCTGGCCGTGGGCGACTGCCAGCTTGTACTTGTCGTAATCGGTCAGCTTGACGTTCTGGAGAGGGTCAAATTCATCAGCAGCCGGAGGGATAAACTTCGGCTGCTCTTGTTCGATCTCATCAACTGCTGGAGGCTGGAATGCCACGTCACTTTACTTTCTCCCAACTCGATTCTTTGTTCGGGTCTCCCCCCAAATACTTCAGGCCGCCTTTGTAAACAATGCCAATCTTGTAACCGCCTTGAGCCTTACGATCTTTGCTCGGGTCAACCGCGGTTGACTTTTTGTCTGGAGCAGACTGTTCCTGCTGGCGCTTCTTCACAATACTGGCAAGGTCATTGCCGGTCTCTGTGTTACGCTCGTAGATTGGTTTTTGCCCTGGAATTTGGATGAGGTGACCGATCGTATTACCTTCCGGGTCTGGTACGGGTATGGCGGTCGGAGGGTTGGTAATCGTCTGAGGAATCGTGGCATACTTTTCCCATCGAGTTGGACTAACTTGCACCAATGATTCATTAGCTGCGCCAGGAATCGCGAAGGTGTTTCCTGGTTTGAAATCTCCTGGAAGCGCCGCCAGACGGCCCAGCTCGGTGCCGGTCATGTAGGGGGCCATGTACTTGAGCGCCGCCTGGGTGGTGGTGAGCCCTTCCCCGCCTTGATCCTTGGGAAGAATGGCTTTCTGGAACGCCTGATTAGCGCTAAACCTCTTCGCCGCGTCCTGCGTCTTTGCCTCGAACTGCTTCTGTGCAAGATCCAGATCGGCAGCTTGAAGTCCCACCTGCTGCTGTTTATATGCCTGGTCAATGGCAATTTTCTGCTGCTCCAGCTGATGCTCGTAGTTGAGTTGCTCCTGACGTGCGGCATTTTGGGCTGCGGTTTCCTGAGCGCGTTGCTGGCTCTCGATGGCAAATTGGGTTGCCCGCTGGGACAGTTCATCCCGCTGCATTTGATTGCTGAGTGCCGTGCGCTGCGCTTCACCTACCAGCGATCCGTAGCCTTGGGCGGCAGCTGGGTTAAGCCATGGTGGAATTGGATAATTCGCCATACGTCAGATGGATGCAGGGGTATGCCACGTATTGCCCGTCAAATAAGAGCCCGGCCCTAGGGCGGTCGGCATACCGGAGGAACGAGCCCACCATGGCAGGCCTGATTTATCCGGAGGAGTGGCCAGTGCTTCAGCGTTCTGGGCGGCAGCGGCGGGCACCGGCGCTGAGGCATAAAGGTTCGCTGCCATCTGGGCTTCCTGTTCCTGCTCCGGAGTAACGAACATGCTGGCCGGGTCAAATGGTTTGGCGATCGGCGCATCGGCGCTGAGCTGATGCAGGTCCTGCATTCCGGTAGCCTGCTGACCGAGAGAGGTGAGGCCTAGAGCCCGGAGGTATGCGGCGTTGGCGTTTGGGCTGGCTGGCGAGCCACCAGTAATGCCTCGCTCGGCCGCGCCTTGTAGGAGCTGGCTAATAACATCCTGAGGAACCTTTCCTTCCAAATCCTGCATCGCATTTCCACTCGCGGTCTGAGTGAGGGCTGCGTAATTTGGGATGGCCATGTTGTACTGGCCGAGCAGCTGTCCCTGATTGAACGTGTTCAGGCTGGCGGCAGTACTTTCCAATCCCGGCAGGTTCGCGTAATTGCCTGCATTGGCCGACGCGGCGGTGACGACCGGATTTGGCACCGTGGGCACGCCGCCGTACGCCGGGTTGAAGAAGTTCACTGGGCCCGGCGTTAAACTCGCCGCACCACCAGCGCCACCAGGAGTTCTGATTCCAAAGTTCATATTCAATAAAGCGTGCCGATAGCTTGGCGTTCAAGTTTAGCGGAACCAAAGACGTGTACCTGCACCCCCGGAGTGTTGACCCCAAGATAGTGGCCCAACTCACCATTAAGCAACCGAATCGCCCGCTTGTGGTGGATCTCTGCCTGTTGCTGGGCGCTGGCATTATCCATCTCGGAAAAGCGCACCGCCTGACACTCTTCAATCACCGCTTCCAGATTCTGAAATAGGAGCCAGTCGGTGTCGTTGACTACCGGAATTAGTTCCAGCTTGGCGATGGCGGTGACCTGAGGCGGCAAACAGTTCTTGGCTGGCGTGGGTCCATTGGCCGGCGGGCAGCATCCGCACGGCAGGCAATCGAAAAAGTAACGGCGATAGCTGGTCGTTAATTCTCCGGGCTCAACAGTGGACAACAACACCTGCTCTCCAGTGAGTGGGTTCATCTGGAAGATTTGCACGGGCCCACTGGTCACATCCTTCTGGATGCCAGTGATGCGCACGAACTGGTTTTTAGCAACGGCGAATGGAGCCTGAAGCGTGACAAATTCCCCAAGGATGGTATTGCTGCCATCATTGGTGTAGACCGGCTGGTTATTCTGGTCCAAACCCTGAACCAGCACTCTCTTATTGCCCGTGACGTCCGCATTGTCGGAGGCGTAAAAGGTGATGAACTGAGGGCCTCCATGAACATCGGTGAAAAGAGGCTCGTTATTCCGCGTGTAAGCCGCCCTTTGCTTCTGTGCGTTGTTAATCCGAGTGCGTTGCATCCGACCATTTCCAAACTGCATGTACTCGTAGAACTGGTTAAACACCGGCACCGGCTTGTCACAGATCGTAATGGCCTCGATGCGGGCAATCTCACGTGGCAATGTGATGTAAGGAGCCGCGCGCGAAACATTGAGGCGCACCTCCGCCCACGTGCCATACCAGCTCTCATCAGCCGCCTCGGTCGCATACAGCAAACGCTGCTGCGCCGTGTTCACAAACCGCGCGATCTCAGGAATATCGGTTTGGCACTTGCCGATAACCTTGGGAAGTCGGCTCACTCGGCAATCGTAGAGGCGCAGTCGCATGATGGTCTTTTACTCCTCAATCTCGTTTTTTAAAAGATATTTCATACACTGGAGAACACGCCAGAATAGGCTCCCAATGCGTTATCGAAGCTCCACACAAACAATCCGGCCGGGTGGCCAATGCTCACAATGCCGGTGATGGTAATCACGGAATTGACTCCCGCAATCAGAGCGAAGGGCAGATCGTAAGTGCCTGGAGTGGTGATGATGGTGTTGTTGATTTGCAGCCTGGTGACTCCGTCCTGCTTGATGACGAACCCAACATTGTTGGTCGGCCCAGCGGTTACCACGACTCGCAGATTGCAGTTTACGGCAGGTCCAGTATAGACGAGCGTTCCGTTCGCTTCAGAGGAGGAGGCGTGAGCGCCATCGGTTCCCAGCGCGGAAACTGAAAAGGCTTTACCCACATAGACTCCGGAAGCGCTGCCTCCCGAGCCTACGCCGTTGACAATATCGGACCACACCATCAGGTCCCAATTTATGCCCTGGATATTGATGCTGCATATGGACTGGCAGGTGATTCCGCCCGATGTTTGAGCGACGGTAAAGGTGTAATTTCCCGACGCGGTCGGGGTTCCTGAAATAATCCCTGTAGATGGATTTAACGACAGTCCCGGCGGCAACGATCCCGACTGGATGAATAAATCAACACTCGCCGCCATGATGACTGCGGAGTAAGGAGTGCTCAAGAACCCGGACGACAACGCTCCTGAGGTGGTGATACCGATAATGGTGATGCTGTAGGTTTTGGTGGTAAACACTCCGGACGATCCGCTGGCCGTCAGGGTGAAGTGCGAAGTGCCAAACTCGGAAGGAGTTCCTTCGATCACAACCCGGTCCGATTCCATCACCATGGTTAACCCAGCCGGGAGCGAGCCGCTCACCAGCTCGACAGTAACAGTCGGGTCGGTTTTTAAAATGCTGATGATCCCAAAATAAAATGTGTTGCGGCAGCATCCTGAGGGAACCAGAGATCCCAGACAAATCGAATGGCCAATGATGGCTTTGGAAGCTGCTGTGAAGGCGTTGCGGTCGGCCTGCACCTGGCTTTCCGCCACGTATTGCCCGGCTGGAATCGTCAAGAAATAGCTGGTTCCATCGTTGCACGTGCCAGAGGCGGTCTGGGCAGAGTTTGAGAATGTTGGGGCACACGGGTTGGAGCAAGACACCACCGCGTTATTGGCAAGACGATCCGCGTCCTCCTGTGACACTTGTGATTGAGTGATGGCTTCACAGGGAAAAACATTAAATGGCCTATTAAGCGCCGGCAGCTTGCCGTTCCAGGTCAGCCCGATAAAGGTGGTGGAATCTTTCGATTCCGACGAGAAGCTCGTCTGTGGGTTGGGGTTCGTCTCGCACTGGCTGGGCGTGTTATCGCAGGGAAATGGTCCAGACATATCAACAAACCTTTCCTTCGTAGAGCGCTTTTTCCTTCGGTGTCGCGTGCAGCAACAACCCTCTTATGCGGCAAAAACCTTTCACAGTCAACCGCGGTTGACACTGGTAGTTTACGTACGACGGCCGACCGCTGGAAGCAGCACAAGTTTCGGGAGGCGTCGGCAGCGTCATGGTCTGCCGATATGATTCGCCGTAGGGAATCAGCGGGTAGCACTGCACCTGCGCCAGTCCGGTGCAGGGGTTGACCCCGGTGCTCTCGCAGCTATTACGTGGCGAACAGATCTTCCACTCGTGCCATTTTTGCCAGCATGATTCCCCATCAGGCCGGTACTCCAAGGTGAAAACCACTTCACCATACAGCCGGTCCACCCACAGTTCGGCGGAGAGCTGCTGCTTCAGGCTGAACTCATTACCCCAAGTGAACGCAGGAAACTCGGCCTGCATCTGGATGCGATTGTCGGTATTGTCGAAACGCTCATCAGCCGTCAACTCCCAGAGTTGGATGCTGAAATCGAGACGCGACACCGTCACTGCGAACGCCCGCTCCTTGCCGCTGAACACGCCCACAAAAGTCTGGAGAATATCGAGACCTTCATGCATGCCTTCCCAAATCGGAGTTGTCTGCGACTGAAAATTACTGATGGGCTCAAAGTCCATCGCGGACAAGGCTTGATGCACCGTGCCCTGCGGGGTGAGGATGGGTAGCGCGGACTGAATCATCCGGTTGTTGAAGTAGATTCCGCAACCCCAGTTGAGCAATGTCTTGTCGTTGAACTGAAGGAGCCGGTTGATGTTTGAGCTGATGGGAAGGTTTCCCCACTGACCGAAGTAACGCACCGCGGTGAGTAGGGTCCGGATATTGCCCAGCGGGTCCTGATAGAACAAGTCGCCATTCACCGCCACCACCGATCGGTCGGAGAGCGTGCCCATGGCCAGCTGCACCGGCACCAGTTTAGGCTGATTCTGATTGCTTGCTGCAATCCAGTCGCCACGCGTCACCGGCACCGTGAGGCCGTGGGCTCCCTTGGGAGTGAAAGCGAACAGTACGCCCTGACCCAGAGCCTGGTCCTGGTTGGCGTTGTGCTTGAGCGCGGTGATGAGCCCTTCGTTGGCGGGGGTGGAAAAGCCGTCACCACCCAACACGAGCGGGTTCTCGGTGACGTTCAGGATCGCATCCCGGAAACTGTACGGAGCTGTTCCGGAAGGACCGCCCGTGATGTCGCCCGCTTGAAAGTTTAGTCCAACCGAGTACCAGAGGCGCCCCATGTAAAAGTCCATAGGACCACCCGGAGGCAGCTCATTGACGCCGGGAGTTCCGGGAGCGACGGCGTTGTTGCTGATGCCTAGGGAGCTGCGCAGGATGCTGCCATCCCAAAAGAGCGGCAGGGTGGTATAGTCCCCGGCCTGCACCACACAAAACTCGTTGCCTTGGGCAAAGAACGGCTTGGTGATGCCATCGCCGAAACTGAACACTACTCCGTTGGTGATGTTCACCACCTGAGCATTGCCCCAGGGGAAATTGACGATGTCGCCCGCGTTGAACAATCCGGAGGGGACGGTGGCAGGCTGAGTCATCACGATGGTGGTGTTGCCAATGGCGGCCACGGTAAAGGGAGCAAGCGTCCAGCTGGTGATGGGCGTGCAGTCGGCCTGAAGGAGTGCAGTCGGGGTGATAGTGGTCCCGGCGATGGTGTTAAGATTTACCACTGGCTTGCCGCAAATACTCGTTATAAGTGAGCCGTCCGTGTTCCTTAAAATCGCGGCGTTAAACACCATGTGATCGCTGAGCGTGTTCGGTCCGGAGTTGTAAGTGACGGTTTGGCCTCCACTGGGAACTGTGACGGGATAGGAATGTGACGCGTCCTGAAATATGTACACGCCCGGAGACAGGCGAACATCGGCTGGACTGGTGAATTTCACCACCACGCTGCCACCAGCTGCGGGAGCGGTGAACACTGGCACGAGCCATGTCACCCGGTTAGTGATTTTACCCACCGCCGGTATGCCGTGTGGGTTCAGGAAAGCTCCACCACCACTGCTCAATCCGGCAGGCAGGAGGTTGGGCTGGTCGGACTTCAAGGTGGCGCTGGCCTCCCATTGGTTGGCGGAGCTGTTGTAAGCGATGCTCAACGCCGTCGTGGTCATCGAGCCGTAGATCACAATAACGTCGCCAATCTCCCCCGTGACATCCCCGTTGTTGGTGATGGTGATATTCGATCCGATGGCCGGCTGAGCGAAGGAGGACGGTAGTCCGTAGATGGATTGGATATCGGCCGCCACGGTGACGTTGCCGACGGTGCCCACGGGTGGAATGGAAAGATTCTTGAGAGTTATGCTCGGCTTCTGGTTGTTGTTCTTCACGTACACGGTGGAGAACAAATCCTGCACTACCTGGTCATCGACCCCGGCTTTAAATAAACGGCCACCCATTAGGAAGAGCAGATACGGGTCATCGCCGTTGATCGGCTGGTACAGGTAACCACCCTGAAATGGGTTGGAGCCAGAGCCCAGTCTCTTCAGTGGCTTCCAGCCCGCGCGCGGAGTAATGCCGCCATCTCGCACGGTTCCATTGGTCAGCCACGCCAGCTCATTTCGAGCGAGACCTTTGGGATTTTGATCCGAGGCGACGGTGGTGACCTTGAGGGAATTGACGCCTCCGGAGAAGTCGACGGACCCATCCACGTTGGAGACATCTGAATTGGGGCTCTGGCTGGCTTGTGCCATACTGCTTGACCGTAGCGTCCACGGTGATTAACTCAAGAGAAAACCATACCGTCATGGCTGAAGCACTTGCCCCATACACTCCCAAGCGGAAGAACAAGATTGAAAAGTACGGCTTGATGGTCGACCCGTTGCTGGACCCGGTGGCGCTCGAGATGGAGATGATCCGACGGGGCGGCAAGTGGACCACCAAGGATGGGCGCGAGGTGGGCCGGGGGCTCTTCTACCACTTCATGCAGTTCGAGTCGCTCATCTGGCCGCACAAGAAATGGCACCGCTGGTCCGAGCTGGTGCTGCAAAACTACCTGGAATTTCGTTCGATTGGCTGCATGGGTCCCGCCAGCTCCGGCAAGTCTTTCTGCTTCGCCACCGACGCCCTCGCGGATTACTACATTTACAGTGACTGCACCACCGTTCTCTGCTGCTCCACCACCCGAGAAATGCTGGAGCAACGCATCTGGGGCGAAGTGAAGAAGCATCACATTCTGGCGAAGGGGGTGCGTTCCTGGATTGCAGGCCACATCAAGGAATCACGGCAGCGCATCGTCACCGCCACCAAGGATGCCGATGTGGAAGGCATCGACGTTCGCAATGGCTTCGTGTGCGTGCCTTGCAAAAAGGGCAACGACTATGTGGGGCTTGGTGACTTCGCCGGCATGAAGAATAAACGCGTGCGCTTGATCGCGGACGAGTTGCACCTGCTCCCGCGCGTATTCGTTGACGCCATATCCAACCTCGACAAAAACCCGGACTTCAAAGCGGTCGGTCTCGGTAACCCAAAGGACACGACGGATGCGCTGGGCATCATGTGCGAGCCCTCAACTGACCTGGGTGGATGGGATGGTGGAGTGGATCAGCAGCCGGGTACCAAGACTTGGA